ATATAAAATCGTTTATCTTTTTCAATAAGTCTGTTGATAGAACCAACAAACTAACCGCTTCTTGTTTTAGTAATTCTTCAAAAGGTTCATCAACAAGAAAAGCTTTTGATATATCATAATAACTTAACACATATTTGTTTCTTTTATTCTTTTTGTATATCAATTCAATACAGTTTTCTTGAAAATCAAGTATAATAGAATTTACAGTTATTAAACTAATAAAGCTTGAAAAAGCTTTTAACTCTATCATTACTTTGAAACCTGGTAATTCCTTCCCTTCATCAAGTGTTTCTAGTAAAGTGAAAGGAATATTTGTAATTCTACATAATTCAGAACCATTTGATGTTGCAAATATACATGATCCATCTTTCTTTAACTCGATAACAATATAACTAAACGAAGAGTTTAACATATTATTTTCAGGAATACTGAAAAGCGAAAGTACTTTTAAGATATTTTGTAGCACAGATGTTTCAAACTGTAGTTTCATACTATTTCTCCCATCTATCCGTTATTATTAAATCGGCTTCTAACTGAATTGTGATTTTAGGTATATTAGTTGTCATGTTTTCAATAAGGTGTTTGCTTACTTCTTCCACATCATCTTCATGACATTCAACTAAAATACAATCATGTATAACACCTACATGATATGCCCGTTTCCCGGATTTATCTAAGTATTCTTGATTCTTTATTAAGCCATAACCTGTACAGTCAGATGCTGTACCTTGGATAGGTGTATTAACTGCTTGTCGCAATGCACGCATCTTAGTACTATTATCCGAACTAAAAACTGCAGGCAAATACCGTCGCCTTCCATGAACAGTTTCAACATAACCATGTTTCATACAAAATTGCATTATGCTATCAACCCAATTCTTGACATCAGGATAGGAGTTATAAAACCTTTGAATAAATTCTTCCGCTTTATCAAGTGTTATGTTAAGTTGTGAAGCAAGGGACGCAGGTGACATTTGATATGCAATACCAAAGTTAATTGAATTATGTGATATAAATCCATTACTATTGAAGTGATTACCTTCAGGAACAAACAAATCATAAACTTCGGATTGTATGTTATCTTCAATATCAATTACTTTCATACAAGCATATGATAAAAAGTTATTAACTTTATGAAACTTAATTCCTAGCCTTGTGTTCAATATTATATCACTTATAGGTTTTCTTTCTATAGCTAACGAAAAAATTTCTGATATTATTGCATCTTTATCAGAGGTTGAAAACCTAAGTAAATACTTATCATTTTTCTTTTCCACATATGTAATTACACCATACTGCAAGAAAAGAAGTAACTGCATATCTTCTAAAAGTTGTTTACTTGATTCAACAATTTCCCCATTTTCATCTAATGCTTTTTCAATAATTACAGATAGAAATGCAGCTGCTGAAGCTTTATCTACCCTAAATACAAATTCAGGGATTTTTTCTTCTTGAAAAACTTCAAGCATATCTAACAAATCATAGAAAACTTTATCATACGCAAATGATAGTATATACTGTGATTTTTCAATATGCTTTAAGTATCCTTTCATTCCTGCATGTTTTAGAAATGTTTCACATGTTCCCATCTCTTTTCTTGTATCAAAGATTAATCGTAAGTTTTTGTTTAGTTTCAATCCATATACAAAAATATAACCAAGTATCTTACATTCTATTTCTCCTAGGGATGAAAATATAGGAGAATCTAATGGGGGTAATATTCTACTACCTTTAGATACATCTATAGAAAGATAAGTTTTGTTTGAATGATTAGGTACACAACCCTGTAATAAAACTATATCACCAATTTCAATATCAGATAATTGTTTATCTACAACATTATTGTCTTGTAACACATAAATCTTATGCGTAGGTGTACCTGTTAGATTCATCCCATTTTCTAGTGTGATCTTCTTACATTTTTCTACACCCCCGTTGTAAAACTGTATCGCAGGAACATACCTACCATCAGGATGGATAATATGCACCCCTTTAATATCTTCAAACTTATCAACTTCTGGTATATTATTACATAAATCTTTGATTCTTAGAATTCCATTTTGTGTAGGTATTCTAGTAGAAGGTATTACACACTTTGCTGCTGTTCGCAATTCTTGATGTTTAGGATTTTCTTTAGAAAATTCATTCACAGGTATGTTAAACATAGTGCAAGCTGTCATCGTATGAAAATCAGCTTTTGAACGAAACGCTTGTTGCATTGCTTTATCACCACTAACCATTGCTAGTATCCTAAGTTCCATCTGACTCAAGTCCGCTGCAATTAATTTATACCCTGGCCTAACTGTAATCATATTCCTAATTTTATTATCCCTAGGTACATTTTGTAGATTAGGATTAGCACAACTCAGACGACCTGTAGCTGTCGTGTGTTGTAAATATTGTGGATAAATACGATGTGTCAGTGGATGGGCAAGCTTTTTAAATCCTTCAAGATATGTAGTTGTTTGCTTTCGTAATTCACGATATTGTAATATCAAGTTTACTGCTTCAGAACCTGTTTTTTCATACAGTAATCTTAATGCTTCTTCATCTGTAGATGGTGCACCAGAATTAGTTTTCTTAACTACAGGTAGTTTCATCTTTTTATATAACAACTCAATCAATTGTTTAGGAGAATCTAAATTAGTATCACTTTTTGTAAGTTTCTTGAACTTAGCAAGTATAGTAGAGATTTCAATTTGATTTTCTTCAATTGTTCGATTTATATAATCCAAATCTATCATTATACCGTTTTCTTCAATTCTAAGGAGTGCGTGCGTATAAGGAATAATTAAATTGTAAAACACATCACTCTTCCTTTCAAGTTCTAACTTTTTTGAAAGATGTTGATAGCATCTAAATGTAACATCAGCATCCATCGCTGAATAGAATTGCAGTTTAGTTAGTTTATAATCTTCAAGTTTCTTTGTCCACATATTCTTAGGTTTTTCTAGTAAAGTAGTTAGAAAGGTAGTCACTCCTTCATTAACTTCAATAGTTTCTTTAACTGGTTTCGGTTTAGTGCTAACGCGTGTAGGCTTAGAAAGCTTATCTTTCTTAGGAAATGTAAAAATAAGTTTACGATCTTCTTGTCTTTCTTGGCTTAGTTTTTCAATATCAGAAAATTTAGAAAGTATTCTATTTACTATTTCAGCATTCGCACTAGGTTGAAATTGTTCCGTTACATTAATAACTGTAGTTTCTATCAATTTATCTAAATCTAAATCCCTGTTGTCTTTAGTAGTTATCTCCTCACTTGGAATTTCTTTAGGTGTGTTTTCAATAATTTTAGCTTCTTGCGTATCTTCGCTATGTTTCTTCTTTTGATACAACCCTACATTCATATCTAGAATTTGTTTATAACCACCTTCCCTAGTAAACAAATATGAAAGTGTATCTAATTTGTAAATAGATGTATCTGAACCTTCAAACTGCATAGTTAACAGATGATATGCAAGCATAACATCAAAACTAAAATTTCTTACATCTAATCCACAAGATCTAAAAAACTTAACATCGAATTTGCCATTATGAAAAATTTTTTGAATTTTTTCACTTTCTAAAATAGTTTTAAGTAAATCTAGGTGAGGTAGCATGTCCTCCCAAGTAATATGAACACCCTCACCTTCCTTAATACTGAAAGAAATATCAGTTATTCTATCAGAAATAAAATCTAAACCAGTTGTTTCTAGGTCAATTGCTACTGCTTTACTGTTAAGAACTTCTTGTAAATATCTACGTATTTCAACAGGGTCAGAAATCGTTTTAGGTTTAGAAGGTATATAACGACAAGGTGGTTTAGCTAATACATCACACACAAGGTTGAAATCTTGTAAAAACTCATTATAATACATTTGATCCCTGTTTCGTAATAAAAATGCAGGATGATATGTAGGTACTAAATAGCAATTAAAGTAACTAACATAATATACTCGACCCCTTGCTAAGTTTTGTTGCAAGTTCAAAGGTATAAGTTGTTTAAACGCTATGTTACCTAATGTTAATATTACTTTAGGTTGCATCTTTTCAATTATATCAAATGTATAAGGTTTACATGATTGTATTTCAGAAGGGGTTGGTGTTCGATTGCTATTTTTATCATCAGTAGGACGGCACTTTACTGCATTTGTAATGAAACAATCTAAATTAAATTCGCTTAATGTGTTGTTTAAAATATTACCTGCTTGTCCTACAAAAGGCTGTCCTTGTTCATCTTCATTCTTCCCTGGAGCTTCTCCTATGATAAGAAGCTTAGAATGTATATTACCCCTACCTATTATCTGTGGATGTAAACAGTTCTGGTATAATTTGCATTTAGCGCAAAATGCTGATACTTCCATAAAACACCTTTGTTGTTTGAAGTATTTCTTATGCTTCTATTAATTCAATGCATTCAAGTTCAGTTCTAGAATACGGCAATGATCTAGATTTTAGTTCTTCTTCTAACTTTCCCCATTCAAAATATTTACCAGGGCAAAAAGATTTTGAAGAATTAGAATATTTACGTATGTTATGATTATGACTAACTATTCTCTTGATAGAAGGGTATTTTACTAGTAGTTCATTGAAAATTAAATGTATAAGTAGTGTGTATTGATCATCTGTGTATGGTACCCCATTAGTTTTATGTGGATTTTCCAATTCTATACCGATAGTATACATATCATGCTTTCCCGACGATGAATGATAGTACCATCTTTCAGTTGGTGCGATTTGCCGTATTTTAAATAAATCATATTCTACTATATAGTGAAACAATGCAATACCTTTTACATATTCAGACCGCCTACCCCCATCCCTAACCCATTCAAATGTTCCTAATCCACCTGTACCATGTATAACTATTTCTTCAATTTCAACAGGTTCAACCTTTCCAAAAACCGATCTAGTAACCCGTTCAAATCCTGGATGCCATTTTTTAGAAACATATGTAGCATCCTCTATTGTAATATTGCTAGTATCTCCCATACCGTCCTCCATTGTTATCAAATTAATATATCATGTAAATATGAATTTACAACATACATTTTGTATTTTTGTGCAGCCTTGTTAAATCTATAGTAGTGTGAAGTGTAAAAATCTTGATGTGCTTTACAAGGGTAATATGAAAATATCTTGTGTTTTAGATAAATCTTGATAACATTCTTTAAACCAGAAGGTTCAGTTAAACGTACAGTTTCAGAAAACCACTTATCTGCATCATAGGTAACTCTTACATCACCTGCCTGATAATCAGGAAAAGAAAAATAGTTTGCTTGAATAGCATTTTGAATCATTTTACAGCATTTTTCTGAGTTTTCTGGTAGTATACGAATCAAATCATATAATTTGATTAGAACAGATTTGTTCAGTTTCTCTGAGTAAAGTTCAGGATAGTGTAACTTACAAAAACTTTTTAGAGTTTCAAGAATTGATTTCAAAGCAAGCTGAGTATTGATAAAATTACTTACAGGGGTTACTTGGTTATTTCTTTTAAACGCCCACACTATGTTAGGTATATCAGGAACAGTATCCACCATTCCATGTCCGATAGGCGGTATGAAAGTTAAAAAATACTTTAACAAAGACCTTACATGCTTTTTCCCTTTAACAATGCGAACTTTATTATATGGGTCATATACTCCTTTAAAGTACTTATGAGAGTAAGAATCTGCAAGTACATGCAATACAATACCAAGCAAGTAAGCATCTTTTTCCTTAATGGCATAATTACAAATACCTTGAATGATAGGACTGTTAGTTTCAATTATCAAATCTGAACCTGAAGGCAGAAAATGAAAAAGAAGTGTAGGTTCAATAGAAACATCCTGAGGTACAATCTTGTTAACTTGAGTGGGTTTGTATGCTGTAGGAATCTGTTTAAAGATCGCGCCATTTTCAAATCTTAATGGAAAATCATATATATGGTCATCTACATATTGTGAGCAATTCGCAATAAGTTTGCTTTTTTCTGGATCTAACCCTACAGATCTTGCTAAGATGTAAACACAATAGAAATGTATTTCTTTTCTCATAACTACCTCTCAGTTTGAATTTTTCTCTAAAAGCTTTTGTAAGTGGTTATGAATGGAGTGTAGTTTATATGAATAATTATCTAAACTTTGTACTACACACTTTAACAATCCTAACTTATATCTTTCTGAGGCAAGTTTGTTTTGGTAGTATTCATATTCTGTTTTGTATTTACTTATTATCATCTGATTGATAGTTGTAGCTGTTCTTTGTACTTTCTTATATGTAGAAACAGAGCCATCCTTATTTAAAACTGGCTCTAACTCACTTTCAAGTTCACTATACTTATCTGCTTTCCATCTTTCGAACTCATCTTCAAGCAATTGCACAACTTTAGATTGTGATTCATAAATTACACCATATATATAGATTCTTTGTGGTATCTTGCTAACTTCTTCTAAAATTAATGAATCATCATACAAGTTTTCAATATTAAGTAAAGACGCACTAAATACTACTTCTTCTTCCTCTAAATCTTTATATGAAATACCTTCTTTAAACACCTTTACAGATTGTTTAAATGTACCAAAAGATTTCAAAAGTTTTTTGAATTCAGAAAACTCATTATCTTGATTGATAGTATGAGTATTTGAAGTTTCGGTAGGTTGTACCAGTTTTCTAACAGGTGCCATAGTTGTATCTCCTTTTATCATGTTTATATATCACAAATGAAAGAATTTCATAATTATTATAAAAAATTTGAAAATGTACTATTAATGATATAATATACACACTATACATAACATATATGAAACATATGGAACAGTTAACAACATCTACAGTACACCGCATACAGCTGTTAATGGAAGAATATAATTTATTCCAGAATACTGATAATCTTGAATTGCTGTATTTATTAATAGGATATTCAGAGTTGTGTTCTGGTGACAAAGAAACATACATGTTTTTGAATGCGATATCTACTACAAATAAACACTCTAAAAAGAATAAGGTTTGTATCATATCAATTGAAGACCTTTCCTCTTCACTTAAAACATCTCAAGATTGCCAGGTTACAAGATTGAAAAAATTACGTGATTGCGGATTAGTAGAACCTAGTCGAAGAATGTATAATACAAATAAATACAAGATTTATTATCCACAAATAACAAAATCATTCGCACAATCTATACTAAAACTAATTAGAAAAAATCGACTAAATATGTTGATTTCAAAATACAATTCTGCAAAAACTATTGAAGAAAAACTATCTATCAGTACCAAGTTAGAAAAAGAATTAAAAAGATTTAAGAAATATCCAGAGTATACTATAATACGAAAGAAACTTGAAGGGATTCTTCAACTTGGAAAATCTACTAAAGATAAAAAATCCATACAACAAGTAAAACTACGCATAATCAAGTGATTTTACATTACTTCTATCAGTTATCACCATTGTTTCAAATTTTGGTACAAAACAGTATACTTGATCACCTGCAATCCTATGTACTATACCAATATCATCATCTAGAAGTACATAATCACTTGGATTAACAGAATCATTATCACGTATGTTAAAGTTAGTTATAGCCTTCAAGTAATAAGAAGAGATAGGAAAAATATTATTTCTTTCTGCTAAATACACATAACCTAAGCCTGTAAGTTTATCTGAATACAGTAAAAATCCTTTACTATTTTGATAAAGTGGTTGTGAAAGATAAGTATTATAATAAATAATTATATTAAAAGGCACAACTACAGGAACTAAATATTGTATTTTTTCAATTTGTTTAGCAACTTTAATTCTATTAAATCTACTATGTGCTTGTGAAATTGAGAAAGTTAATTTTGAGTCTGCGTATACAGGTAATTGAATAAGTCTTTTAAAAATTTCTTCTTTACGTTTTTGCACTTCTTCAGGGCTCTTAGGATTAATAGGAAGACCTGGAGCATTATCTGGAATCTCTTGTGGTGATGCTGGAGGATTACAAAGAATGTAACACTTACAACCAACATGACTTTGTGTGAATATAGGTGCCTCTCGTTGTGCTGTTTGAATTAGTACAGAAAGATTTATTGTTAAACCATGATACTCATCACATATATCATAATCTTTGTGTGTTTGTTCATTAAGCATCCACATCCCTGTTGTATAACCTAATGAGTTTAAATACTGCAAACAAGGTAACGAATTATCTTTATACAAGTCAAATGCTATAGGAGTAACTTGAGGCTGTATTAAATCTTCTGGCGCATATACTACTTCTTCCGGTTCCTCAAATTGAAGCAAGCCTTTGTCTTGTACAAATTCTTGATCCCCTACCTGTTCAGTTTGAGTGCCTTTCTGTATATCTTCTTCAGAAAGTTGAATTGAAGAAGCTAAATCTTTTGTAATATCACCTGTTAACCAATTCTTAACAGTATTCCATACTGAAGTTAGATTCATAAACCCACCTTTATATATGTAGTGTTAACCTCTAATTATTTGCGTTTTTCTTAATGATTGAAATAGAATCACCTGTTTCAAGTGTTGAGAGTATTTGACTTATTGCTTCCTTTCGAATATCCTTAGGTATCAGATACAAAATCACTCCTAATGCTTTTAACAACATTTCTAATGAAACAGGTTTTTCACTCTCAACATAAACTTCATCATCTGCAAAGAAACTAAACTTAAGTGTGTTTAACACATCCATGAATGACCCCTTTTAGAGTAAACTTCCATGTTCGCAGCCTTGGCAATACTTACAATAGTTATTAGGTTGCTTTGGAAAATTATTGTTCTGTATGTTATAAATTGCTGACTTAAATTGATTTAAACCATACTGTATATCTAATTCTTTTTTTGTAGCAGATGCCCACGTGTTTTTTACTACATACCGAATACCTGCCTCATAAACAGGAATATTATAAATAGTTTCACAGGCATATGTATATAAGATCAACTGAAGATTTGTTTCAAGAGTATATGTTGTAGAACCTACTTTGTTGTCAAAGATAGAAAGACCTTTTGAGCGGTTAAAATACGCTACATCTAATCTACCATAGAAAGGATAACCTTCTATATCACATTTCAGTTCTAATTCTACCCCAAATACTGGGGTAATACCATATGTAGCTATATACTGCAACACCCAGTTATATAAATTTCTCTTATTTACTAGTTCTTGCTCTAAAGAATTATAGCCTAGGAACTTCCAAGATGGTTCTTTCTGTTGTAAAAAATCATTTTTATATTGCTTAGGAACCCAATATAAGTCGCATAGTTGTTGTATATCCTCTTCTGAGTAATTCTTATAAACATCATAGTTACTATAAATTTCTTCAACAATGTCTGAAAATGCTAAACCTAATTGCAAATGGTATGTTCGTTTACTTGGTAATGTTTTAGCAATATATTGTAGATAATATTTATAAGGACACTCTAAGTATAATTGAATTTTTGAAACAGAATATGTAGTTAGCTTATTCATTTAGTTTTCCTTTTTTTTCTAAAATATACTTTATTGTACTTAGTATTTTCAAATACCCATATCTTGTTACAAATTTATAAATCAAATTTTCATCTGAGTAGTTGAAAGAATTCATAAGCTTCTCAAACTCAGTATCTAGTTGTTCTTTACTGAACGCTCGAGATCTTAATCCTTTTAAAATCTCCTGATCTGAGACAATTTGCTGTAAATCTGATTCAATTTTATCGATTTGGTCATTGATGTATGAGCGTAAATTCATTAATTGATGTGTAGGAAGTGTTTTTAAATAATCATATAGTATCATAAAGTCAATAGAATCTCTTCTTAACTCTTCTATATCCTCATGTACTTTATCTAAGAAAGGTTGGGCTTTTTCTTTTGCTGTTTCTATTATTTTAAGCATATCCTTGTAAGAGAGGTGTTTTGGAGCTTTCAGCCAAGTTTTCTTAAATACAGAGTATAAGGAATCAAACTTCAATAAATTTAAACTTGAGCCATCATCTTCAGATATGAAAAATGGATCAAGCTGGTGATTTGTATTAGGTATTATTCTGTTTAGAATATATAATCTACCTAGTTTGGTTAGCATTCCAGAAACATCTGATTTTTCTAGAACCTCCGGTGTTTCCAAACTAAGTAATTCAGGGGAATATACAATCTTAATATCTAAATCAGAGTATTCATTGTAGAAATATGAAGCTAAAGAGGATGCTATAAGTATATCCTTCACTAATGTGTTTAATACTGAATCTGAAACAACTCCTAAAACTTTGTGAAAAAACTCTTCAACACTTTGAATAATAAAATTCTCAACTTCTTGTTTCAGTGTTAGAGATTCTAAATCCCAGATTTCAGGACAAAGTGTTTTACGCTGGTAATCAATTAAGCTCATAAGTGTTATTAGCCCTTTTCTTCCTTAATTATTTTAATAATAGAATCAACAAGTGAAATTAATTGATTTTCAGGTACAGAACCTTTCATCCAAGTATAAAATGTTTCAGAAATAACTTCTTTGATTTTTTCTCTTAATCTTTTTTCATCCATATACTACTCCTTTTATAATAAAGAATGCTTGTTGTATGATTTATATAACTTAAGTATAATCTCTTTTCTATACTCTGTTAAATCAACACTTTGATTGTTTAGATAGTAGAAATAATCATGAGCAATTCTAGATAAAACATAAGCATCAGCAAGATTATCATCTCTAATCTCTTCTTTAAAGTTTTTATATACATCTAAAATAACAAGCTGTTTTGTAGTTTTATTACCTTTTCCTGAAACATACTTTTTAACTTGTAAAGGTGCTACTTCTATGAAGTTTATACTATTATCAAATAAAAACAGGTGAACTATTCCAGCCCATTGCCCTATTTGATATATTCGACCTATTTCGTGATATGCACCACCTTCTATAGAAGCTTGTTTGATTTGGTATTCTGAGAGGAATTCTTTCAACCTATCTCTAAGATATGCAAGTCTCTCTACTCCTGTAAAAGGAGTAGAGAGCAATGCAGATTTAACAATGTTGTAATTATCATCTATCACTACTAATCCTGAACTTGTTAGAGATAAATCACAACCTAAAAACATAACTTAATCCTTCACGCAAGTAAGTATTGTGCACCACAGTGCGGGCAGACAGAATCAAATACAGAAAAAAGTTTACCACACTTTTCACAAGGTGCAAGTAACTGATTTCTGCAGTGTGGACAGAATTCGTCTGCTGGAGATACTGGTTTGTGGCAGTGTCCACAAGAAATTGTTTCAGGCGAGGCTGCACTTCTAATAGCTACATTGCGAACTGGTGGAACATGTGATTGTGCTGTTGTCTGCTGTGTAACTGGCTGTGATTTTGGTATTGCCTGTGATGGCTGAGGTTTTGGTATTGTCTGCGATGTATTTACGTTCGTTTGTGGTGTTACTGGTGGTTGTGGCGCAGGTTTAGGTTCAGGTGTAAAAGTGTTCACAGTATTAGGTGCATTCATAAATCTAGGATTCGGTATTGATGCTGAACCAGAATTTGTCACAGGTGAAGTAGCAGCATTAGATTGGTGAGGTGGTATCACAACTATAACATTATCATCAGAATTAGCATTTCGCTCTTCTTGTTCTAGTTTTGCTTGTTCTTCAAATCTACTAATCCAATCAATTTGCATAACTTCACTGATTCTTTGTATAGTCTGTCTAAACCATTTTAAACAAAAAGTAGCTGAGCTTAATCTCACTGCATCTAATAAATCCCAAGTTTGGTACTGTAGTTCTTCTTCAGTAAGAGGTCCTGCTACAACATTTGGTAGCATTGGGCCAGCTTTCTGTATGTAATGATTTACCCTATTATTCACAACTCGAATTGTATAATTGATATCATAGTTATGAACATCTGGTCCTTCATTTTCCATACAAGCTACAAGGTTATCAAAAGCCATTGGTATAAATCTTAAAAGTTTAGTTTTCTTGTTTTCAACACACCATAAAACTTTCTTACCTTCTATAATTTCAGGATCTCTATCAATAATGTTGAAAATATACTCACGTCGTGGTTTCCAAGAACCTGTTCTGCCTGAAAAATCATTTTTGTAGAAAAGTAAGTTAATTAAATCTGGATCAATACTCTGGTATTTAGGTACAGCTGCATTACCTTGTTTAACTGTTTCCATAATACCATCTTTAAAGAAGTTCTTTTCATCACCTAACATCTGTCCAAACAAACTAGTTCCTTCTACTTCATTATAAGTGATAACTGGTATATTTTTTCTTTCCCCTTTTGAGTCAGGGTCAGAAAGCGCCCAGCATCGCAAGTACTTAACATACTGAGTAGAAAAAATCCTAATAATGTTAGGTTCTTCTTTCTTAATTGACTTTTCAACAGGAAAGTCAGATTTCTGAAAATTGAAATCATTTTCAGCACGATCCCTTTTCATCTTTTCGAAATCGGTTTCGAAATTTGACATGTGAATCCTCCTTGTTTTAAAATTTACACTATGTACTAAAATGTACTATGTGCTTAGAAAATAATATATCAGTGTTTTAGTACTTTCAACTAATTTATTTTGTAGTAGTAGTTGAGTTTTGTTGGTCTAATAATTCTTTAATTCTTTTCAAATGCTCTTTATATGTATCTTGGTTACATGAATTATAAATATGAATTGTTCTAATCTTATCCCAAGAAAATGTAGCAGTGTAGTGTGGAGTAGTAATTATTACACTATTCTCATTAACTATTACTTTACTACACTTAAAATAAAAATACTCTTCATTAGAGAAAACAATTAAGCCCTCCCTACAAGTTATTGTTGCAGGTTGTAATCCTAATGTTGTACAAGAAGTAGCTATAAAAAGAAATATAATAAAAAGCACTTTAAATATTTTCATAGGTTCCTCTTTACACATGATTTGGTATTTTTAACAGACGGTGGCCTTTTACATCAATATATTGAACAGAAAAACAATACCTAACATTTCTAAAAAATAGCTCTTCTGATTCAATTATTTCTGTAAATTGCTTATAATTTGCAGTTGAAATTTCTAAACCTAGTTTACATAATAGTGAATATACTTCAGAAGAATCCATACCTTGATCAAGTAATCCACGAAGTCCTATGAAAGCAAGAAACCATAAAGGGGAATTTTCGCAATTAGATAACCCTTTCTTACTTCTTTCATTATACACAGTTTTATTTTTAGTAGAATCTGTACCTTCTTGTGTAACAGTGGTTATTGTAATCCTCTCATCATCAGAACATAAGTTATCTAGAAATTTTCTTAACTGATGCTCTCTACGGCAAGGATTACAGTACTCCGAGTAACCTTCTCCATTATTATCATGTTTCCTAAAATTACTCTCAAGTTCTTTAACCTCTCCACAAGAAGTACATTTTCTATAGTATAACCCATTTTTAACAACAATGTTATAATATTGTTTAAGGTACCTCCTACCTTCGTCAGTAGTGTAATCAATTTCATGAATAGATTTATTTTTCATTACCCCACCCTCTCAAACAAAGCATTCCATATAAGAAACCTAAACCAAATAAGAAGAAATATACGCCAAACTTAGTAACTGGGGTAATAGTTGTAAAATCAATTGTAACTAATGAACATATAATTCCACTTATTAATACTATTAGACCAAATATAGAACTTACAATTTTCCAAAATTGTTGTGAATATACAATACTATGAATCTTTTTAAAAGATCTGCTAATCATACCCATATTCATGCTTAACCTCCTTATATAAAGATTCTAACTTTTGATTTAATTCAACAAAAATAATATCATCTTTAGCTACAGAAGCTAGCCTGAAATCTACCATTTTATTAAATTTCCAAAAATTTCTTACCAGTTTTCTGTAAGCGTAAGGATTATCAATCAACCTAGACCACCCTGTTAAATCACTCATTATTTTTCGATTTTTGATAATACAAATAAACTTATGAAAATCCTTATTTTGTAATGTATTAATAATCTTATGCATCATTTTGATGTATCCTTCAGCAGGATAGCATATAGAAGTGTGCTTTTCTATGTATAAAGATTCATCTAATCTTCGGGATTTAAATGTGATAATATAACCATAGATTGTAATATTCAACACAGAAAGTGTTCTGAAGAGTGTATAGCATACTGGATATATTTCATCTGTATAAGAACTAAGCACAGTAGTATAATATTGAATCCAATCATTAGCACTTTGTTTTGTGCCACAACAAACAAAATCAATAATGTTTAACTTTTTACGTACTTTTTTGATATCATCCCAATGTCGAAATATATAAAACTTACCATCTGATGTAACAGCAGGATAATAATACATTTCAACACGCTTTTTCATATTACAACACAGTACTCCGAACAGGTCGTTTCACAACATTAAAACAAGCTAATACTAAGTTTGGTTTTCCATCATAAAAAGGTGTTTTAAATATTTCAAGTATTTTTGCAGCTTGTGCATTTTGTGAGCTTAGTAACACTTTTGCACAGTATGATAATACACCTTTTCGAAACTGTTCATAATCATCAACTTCTAAATTTTCAAGTATTTTAGAAACTTCACCCCAAGGCTTATTTTCTAGTAATGCAGTTACAAGCTGTTTAAATTCATCTGTTGTAGTTATATTACTAGATCGTATAAAAGTAGAAGCTTCCTCAAATGAAGATGCATGCTGTATTGTGTTTAATAGCATTAATGCTAAACCGGGTGAACCCCCGCACTCAGAAACAATTAAATCAAGTATTGATTTGTCTACTAGTGATATATTAAACTTTTGTACAGTTCGTTTTAATACATCATACACTTCAGTATCGCGCAGTTTTTTAACTGAGAATGTTGCACATCGTCTCCTAAGTGTAGGAATTAGTTTATCAGGTTCAGTTGTGCATAATAAAAAATATGCATGTGTTGGTGGATTTTCTAATGTTTTTAACATTGAATTTTGAAATGTTGATGTAGTTTTATGACACTCATCAATAATAAAAACTTTAACTGAAGAAAAATATGGTACACTAGAAGCATGTTCAATAATTTGTCTAGAAGTTTCAATACCCCTATCTGTAGAAGCATCGATTTCAATAATATCATTAGGAGTGGCTCCAAGTGATTGTGCAACAATTGTTGCAAGTGTAGTCTTCCCACAACCAGAAGGCCCTGTAAATAGAAGTACATGCGGCTTATTTGGATCAGCAATAATTTTCTTGAGGAGATTTACTGTCGAATAGTTTCCATAAAATTCATCTAGTGTTGCAGGTCTACTTAATACATGAAGCATAATATTACACCTTAGTTAATTATTGGTTCTGTAGTATTTTCTATATCACTATCTTGCAGTTCTTCTACTAACATAGTATGCTCACGAGCTTGTATAACTAACAGCATTTTAAAAAGTAAAAGCATTTCAGAAATGTTTATACTATTTTCTTCTATAGAAGAAAAAAGATCAGATATAATTGGTGCTACATGAGTCACATCAAGGTATCTAGTTAATAAAGATATCAGAAAGATAGAAACAACTACTTTTCCTGAATTACCTACCATACTTAAAGAATCTAAAACAAGAATAAAAGGTAATACTGAAATTGATTTAGACCATATTAAACTGAAAAACATCCCACTGATATTTTCATATGATACTTCCTGATTAGATTGTGTTACTAATTCTGTTGCTTGATCCAGAAGGTCTTTACTAATAGTATTAAAGTAAGATTCAAACACATTTTTAGTATATGCATTAGCACGTACAAACATAAATAATAACATATGTAACACTACTGCCCTCTGGTCTACAATACCATTTTTCTCTAAACAATATAGTATAGATTGCTGTATAGTATCTAAATTTTCTTTAAACTCCTCAATATTATAAGCTAATATAATACTATCAAGTTCTGAAACAACTTGGTCTAATGTATCAAGTGATAATGTTGTTTGTGATGTTTTATTGATTATATTAATGAAATCTTCAGCTGTTTTAGTACTCATCTTATTTCTCCAAAAATTCAGTATGTTTAAGTGTAAATCTATCTACTTCATCTTTAATTGATTCTAAATGGCTTTTAGAATTCTGCACTCTTCCTAAATGTTTTAATAAAGTATCATGTGTAATATCTAAACTTGATAAAAACTTAATTAATTTTGTGTAAATGAGATTAAAGGAATAAAGTGAATTTTGCAAATCTTGCTGTAACTTTATAGCTCTAATCTTTTCAACCTCAACTGCTTTTCTGCAAATATCACATCTCTTTCTCCAGCTTTTATCAAGCTCATCTAAACTGTTTTGATAATTTTGCTGGAGTAGCTTTTCATTCTCAGTTGATAGATTTATAACTATATGTGTTTTCTCTTCAATAGCTTTCAAGCTTAAAAACATCTCTTCCTTACCAGCAAGATATCCTTTTGAATAAGCAAATGCTAGTGCGTTTTTTATATTCTTTTTCTTTTGAAAGTAGTTAGAAATATATTTATGTATTTGAAACCATTTTGGTGGCTTTAAACTTCTATTTTGTTTTTCTAAATCTAACTGTATAGATTCAATGACTTCTAATTTTCTATTCATGTTACAACCACCTTGTATTAACTTTTAAATCATATTGTTATATATAATATCAGGAAAGTATAAAATTTCTTCTCAAAAATAAAGAGATATACCTAACCCAAAAACTTTTTGAGAAGTTTGATAATTTAATCCTATATAAGTATGAATGGATGTATTAGGCAATAATTGCAAGAGTGTGTAAGAAAGAGAAATACCTGCAGATCTTCCACCTACTAATATATTTAATCCTATAGGTTTCAAACTTGTATAGTAAAAAGATTGTAAACTGAATACTTTAATACCCCCTTTAACATCTAAACACATACCAGATACTGCACTATACTCTACAGTAGGGCACAGCATTAATTTTAAAGGTACATATGATTCTACAGGAAGTGGTGCATCCGTAATTGTAAATTCTACTTTATACTCTAACGGATTATCTTTATATACTGGAATTGTAATTGTTTGTGTAACAGTTTTGTTATCATTTATTTTGTAACTAATTATTGGGGTTTCCTTTCGTAGTTTAGTATATCTTGTAGAGTATAATTGTATTATCTGTTTATCTTGCACTAATGTTTCTTTAATAAATTTATATTCTTCATCAGTTAATGTAACATCTGCGAAACAGAAGGTGGTTATAAGAAATATAAACATTACTATAGTTAGATTTCTCATTTACTTTCTGCCTTCTTTGTTAATATATCTAAAGCTAAATCTATCTTTTGGATTTGAGAATTAGTAGTGTTCAATGAAGGTTTTGATGTATTTGTAATCGCAGTCGATTGTATAGATAAGTTTGTAAGAGACAAAATTAATGGTTTCATCCATATAAGAACTTGTAAAGTAGAAAGTAGCAACAATATAGTTACAAAGTAATAAACTATAATTGTTGCTACTTTTTCTAGAAGTTGTATGAAAAATTCTTTCATTTGAGATTCTGCAACGCTTTATTGATACCTAAACTTGCACCAATAAGAATAGTAACAGTTTGTACAATGTTAACAATACCATCTTTTAATAACTTTAAACATTCTAGTGACCAAGCATTTTTTACAGCAAATTGGTACATAAACCACATAGACCAGAACAAAACTACTGTTGATAAAAGTTTACCAGTGTTTTTCATTTCTAATACATAAGTTACAATATCTTTTGTATTAGTAATAACAACTTTTCCATACTTCAAAATAAATTCTTTAATTTTAGTAGATACTTCCTGGCTTGTAGATTGCTTAGTAGCTGCCATATAAATACCTTCATGATTTAAAATACCTACATTCATATCATCTTATCTACTAAAATAATATACATAAAAAAACAAAAAAGTAGTTAAGAACACTTAGACAACCCGCAGTTTTTGCATGTTAAACACCCTTCAGAATATACTAAAGCTGAGCCACAAGATGGACAAGTTAAGCTGGATTCTGCTCCATCAACTACATAAGTCTTCAATGCCCTTAAGATAGATTTAGAAAAATCTGTAATGTCCCCTTTTGCTTTACTTAACTGGTCAATAATGAAAGAAATAGGAACATTGAATCTTAGTGATGTAGAAATTAATCTAGTAATACTTTCATAAGCTGCGCAATCAAAAATAGCAGAAATATCTTTAACAACAACTTCTCCATCATATTCAAAAGAATATTTCCCTTTACTTACTTTTACAATCATACCTTCTTTAATTTTAGAAGGAATATCTACTAAATCAATTTTTCCTGCAAAGACTTCATAGGGCTTACCTTCGTGTAAGCCTACAAATACAACCCATTTCTCTCCTTTTAACATTATCTTATGCACATGGCAAGGGAGTGCTTTTGGCCTAGTAGTTTCGTTAGTACATAAGCACTGTGAATTAGGCTTACTATCTTTTGTCTGTATAACACCTGTCATTGTACCAAATCTAAATGTAGTTAAACCTTTGATGTAGCCCGTATTGTATGCATTAAGGTACACTTGTTTGAAATCTTCATAAGAATAATTGTTGGGAATGTTAACAGTTTTACTTATAGAGCTATCTACATACTTAGCAAAAATGGACATAACATTGATATGGTCATCTACAGTTAACTTAGAAATAGGTTTCACATAAGGTGCATCCATATTAAATTCATCTTTCATCACTAAAACACTATAATCATATACCGTTTCTTCCCTCTGTAATCCAGAATGCTGAGTTATTTTGTACACATACCCATCTGTATGTTTCTTAGTTAATACAAATTCTGAACCTTGTAATTCCCATTTCCATCCGTTACTTACACTATATTTCTGATGTTCCCAATCGATTACTTCAGGTAATACTAAATCATCAGGAGCTGTGCCTACTATAACATTTCTAACATATGAAAAATCAATAACTGGCTCTAATCCTCCTGAAATATTATTTGCTAAAATACCAGTATTACCAGTTGGAGCAACTGTTGTTATATGTGAATTTCGTAAACCATGTTGTTTTATATGTTCAATTGTTTCTTCAGTTAATGCATTATTAACAAATTTAGATTTCAAATATTTTTCACAATCAAATAAAGGAAAACTTCCTTTTTCTTTACTTAGTAAAGCAGACGCTTTATATGCTGTATTTGTTACAAACTTACAAAGTTTTTCAGTTAATTCTAAACACTTTTTACTTCCATATGGAATCTTTAATATAACAAGTGCTGATCCATAACCTGTGTACCCCAATCCAATCCTTCTTTTGTTTTTAGCTTCTTCATAATGTATTGGTAAAGGAAAATGTGTTGTAGATACAACTGAATCTAAAAATCTAACCATGTAAGGTATATCCCTTTCTAAAGCAGCATAATCAAAATCAGTTTTGTCTGAATTGATGTACTGAGTTAAGTTTATATGACCTAAGCAACATGCACCTCCGATTGGTAAACCCTGCTCACCACATGGGTTAGTAGATGAGATGTATTCACCTGTATAATATAAATTGTTAAGTGAATTATATCTATCTACAAAAATCACACCAGGTTCGTTTCTGTTGTATGTAGATTGCATAATAATTTCCCATATTTCATTTGCATCCTTAAACTCCTTCCAAATGTTAACAGGGTAACCTTTACTAATCCAATCTTCAATTCGACCATTCCAACACTTACTATACATTTTGTGTGTAGTATCAGGAAAAATCAACTTCCAAGGTTTGTGATTAACAACAGCATCCATAAATTCATCTGTTACTAGAACAGATAAGTTAAACTTGGTGAGCCTCCCTGGTGTTTGTTTTGCAGTTATGAATTCTATGATATCTGGATGCCACACACTCATACATGCTAGTTGTGCACCTTTTCTAACTTTATTTTTACCTTTGTTTTGATTTTGTTTTTTAAGTACTCCTGAAGTAATAACATTAGAAGAAGTATCCCATAATTCCAAAATTTTAACAGCTCCAGGACTTTCTACACCAATACCTTTTATGTAGCTGCCTTTTGGTCGTATAACATCTATATTAAAACCATACCCACCTTCAGATTTAAGAATAAGTGCTTGGCGCTTCAAACTTTCATAAATACCTTTAATACTATCCGGATCTTTTCCATATAATCCATCTACAAAACAGTTTACAAAGGTAACACCGGGAAGGTTAGTACCCGCATTTGCTAAAATTCTACCACCAGGTATAAACTTTAATGAAGATAAAAGATTAAAGTATTTTTCTTGGAAAAACGTCTGATTGCTAGATCTCTCTGTTTCTGACGCAATATAATTAGCTACTCTAAAACATGTATCACTAAAAGTATTATCAGTTTCCCACTTGTATGTTTCATACCAAACATTATAAGAAATCTGTTGTAAAAATGGTTGTTGTAATTCTTTATTACTCATTGTGCCCTCCTATAACTTGTTTACATACCGTACACACATATTGTCCAGCTAAGTTAACTGAAACTTCATGGTTTTTATTTTTTGGACAACAGATATGTAAATCGGATATACATTTCAATTTTTGTTCTATAACATGAATATGATTAGTTGAAAAAACAGTTTTTATATGCGTTTGTGTATGCATACATAGCACCTTTTATTTAAATAAAGTATTGTAATTAAATACCAGTATGCCCGAAACCGTTTTCACCCCTATCTGAGTTAGAGAGTGAATCAGAAACTGTAAAATTGATTGTTACTGCGGGGAATAAGATAGCTTGAGCAACTCTACTACCTTTCTTTAATTCTAGACAAGTATCATCAATTCCTATTGGAATAAATCTTGCTAATATATGTATTTCACCTCGATAATCACTATCAATTGTTCCAGGTGAATTAACTAAACAAAAGCCTTTCATAGAAAGACCTGACCTGGGTCTAATATCTAGAAAATACCCTTCAGGTATCTCCATTTTTAATCCTGTACGGATTTTATAAATAGTAAAAGGTTCCATGATTACATCTTCTATGATACATACATCATAACCAGCTGATCCAGATGTTGACCTAGAAGGAATAGATGCTTCTGGATCTGTTAACTGTATTTTCACAGTCACGCTTGTAAGTGAATCAACCATACACACACTCCTTTTCATTTATATTTTTCTAGTTCATTTTATAGCAATTCATTTATTCTTGTTATCTTCAGATAGAATAACTGAAGATTTCAATATTCTGTCTTCCATGGCATTAAAATAATCAGCCAAGCGTCTTCTTATCTTTTGTATAACTTGTTTCTCTAACTCACCTTCTTTTTCAATTTCTTTCAATACAAGTTGAATAGAATCTACCATCTTAGATAAGATTCCTAATTCATACTCTTGCACAGCAGATTTTTCAAGATTTTTCAGATTAGTGAATTTTTTGTCAACAATATGAGCAGTTTTTAAAATAGAATCTTCAATTTCAGATGCTAATTTATTAAGTGCAACCCATTCTTGTATTTCTAAATCGGAAATAGCATCAATATCCCTTCTAGCATTATATTCATTAAGGATACTGTAAATTTCATTTAATCTTTGTGCTTTACCTTTCAATACAGCTGTGATACTCCCATAAATATCTAACTCTCCACTTAATAATTTTGAAACAATTTCTTTAGCTTCTGCACTTGTATCTTCTTTTAGAGAAATAAGCTTTTGATTTTGGGGGGAAATTAAATAATGTTTTTCAAAATGTTTTTCTAGTAATGCTTCAGTAATTCCAGTAATTCTAGAAATTTCTGCTAAAGAAATATGATCCCTAGCCCTCATTAAATTAATTTCAATATGATCTTTTCGTGAGCATACAGGACATAGCAATGACTTTCTTATGTACTTACCATGCCTTGATAAACTTTCTAACACTTCAGGTGTAAATACTTTAGATTCAGGCTCAATTACATTATTCTGTGAGGGTACTAACATATCAAATCTTTCCTCTTGATCATCAGTGTTAGTATCCAAATCTGAAGAGACAAGTATGATTTCGTCTTTGTTATCTGAGTTTTTCATATCTATACTTTCTTTGATTTAATTGTTGAAACATTTACAAGCCTACCTTTGCTATTTTTATGGATATCGCAATTTGTAGGGTCTTCACATAGTATAATATGATCTTTTTCAGGAAATGCATAAATTTCTACTGAAGAGAAATTGTCTGGTTTGATTTCTGAGATATGTTTAAATAATAACAACAACTCCGCAATAGATAAGTTATCTAGTGTTTTTGAATTTAGCAGCTCTAAAAAATCTTTCAATGATATAAAAAATTCTTCTTGGTATTCAAGAAAAAATTTAGCTTCAGCATCTTGCAACTCTTCTTTTAACTCATCAAGCTCTTTCTGTAGTGTGAGTATTTTTGAAACTGCTTTGATAAACTTTGTATTTTCTTTAACTTTCTTTTTAAAAAGTTTTTCTAAGAGGATACGCATATACTACTCCAGCTCTACTTTAATAAGTTTGCACCCTTCTGGTAATATAAGATACAAAGGAGAGATAATATACTTTGGAACTACACCGCAATAGTCTCTTAGAATAAAATACAAAGCTGAAAGTTCTAAATTTATATGACTCTTATAATGTTGATTTAGAAATTCTTTTACCTTGTTTTCAATTTCATAACTAAATAAATACTTTATGTAGTTTTCTACTACTGTTATTGACTTTGGTTTATTACTTGTAGAAAGTAATTCCAATATATCCTGCTTTTTAGAATCAAGAAATGGTTGGTAGAAAAGTTGTTCTGATGATTTTGTTAAGGATGCTAATTCCTGTTCTTCTAACTCTATTTGTTTCTGAATAGCAAATATTTTGTTTTGTAAAGAGCTAAACTCCTCAGTGAGAGTTTGATACTTTTCAGTTATTTGTTTGATAGATGACATATCAAGAGATTCAATTTTTCGTATCTCTGAATCTAGCCTTTTCATATCTTCTATCATAGAATGTTTTTGCGATTGGATAGAAGCTAATGACTGTTTTAATGTTTTCACACTATTTTCAGCTTCTATTTTTTTCATTTTCAAAGATTCAAGCTCTTGTGAATTAGTATTATATTGCTTCCTAATATCTGGATTTTGTAATGAAACAAATATCTTATCAATATCATTTATAGCACTTTCAAGCATTTGGATATTTTGTAAATAGTGTTTCTCAGACTCATTCAAACCCTGTAGTTGTATTGTTAGTAAATCTCTCTCTTGTAGATACTTTTGACGTCTTTCTGGAGCAGATTCTAGTTGTGTCTTCTCCATCATACATAGTGATCTTTCTTTATCTAAGCTAGAAGCTTCTAGCATTAGTACATTCAACTCTTCTTTTAATCCAGAAATTAATGAAGTTTTCTGTTGTATCTTAGTTGTAAGCGAATATTGCTCAGATGGGGGAGTATGAGTCTCACTTGATTTGAATAACACTTCAATTGGAGTAGGAAGTGTTTTTGTTGTGGGAAGTAAATATGTATTAAACATACTAAAGTATTCATAAAAATCTGTTAATAAATTAGTAATTTCTGTTTTAGGAAATAGTAACTTATATAATCCAGAATCTTTTAACAACTTTACTTTATCCGTAAACACAATGTTACCATTAGTCACAGAAACCATTTCAATGTTTCTATCATCTTGAAAAGTAAGATTTATTACACTTGAGTGTGGGTATATAAGATAACCTGTAAATACATTATATACTAGATCAAATGTATCACAATCTAATCGATCAATCAAATCAAGTGTTAATTCTTTCTCGAATGCGTTACCCAGTTTAATTGATACATTTGTTAACTCTAATAGCAGCGATTCTAAAGAGAAATCAAACTTTAAAAACACTTGTTTATAAATATCATCATCTAAACCTGTATCTTTAACAAATCTTTCATAAAGTTTTCTTGATAGCATATAACTCCTCCTATTCAATATAACTAATATTCTGTGAGTTCATTCGAACTGTAATAATGTTTGGATATAAGTCTACATCACCAACATGAGAAATAACAATAATTTGCTTAAATATTCTAGAAAGCTCCATGAGCATACTATCCACCAGTTGTCTATTTCTAGAATCTAATGCACCAAAGGGTTCATCTAATACTACTAAACCTGTAGTACAAGCAGACCTAGTCATAATAACTTGAGAAAAACCTAAGCGTAAACCTAAATCTACAACTGTTTTCTGCCCACCTGATAATCGTTTATAACTTCTAGGTTGATTATCAACTAAGAAATCTATGAACAATTTATTATTAGCTTCTTCCTCATAGATATTTACTTGAATTTCAGGTAGTATTTTTGAAATTAAATCATTGCTTATTTGTGTAATCAATGAAATAGATGAATTAAATAAATCAGAAGGAATTTTTTGAAATATTGTAGAAAGTGCTTGATTAATGTTAATATAATACACTAAATCACCTATTGCACTTTTTTCTTTGTTAATAGAATCATCAATCTGTTCAAGTAATTGTTCAATGCTTAATTTTCTGCCAAGTTTTTGTTGTAATTCATTAAATGTAACTTTTAATCTTGAAAGCCTTTGATAAAAATCTTGTAATTCTTCTTCTGATATGGATTGTTCTAGTATAGCTTTTTCAGTTTCTAAAATAACAGATTGTAAATTAATCTGATTTTCCATCAAAGATAGTCCGTTACTTTCAACAGACTTGATTTGATTTTCAATAAAATTAATGTTATTTAATGATTTTTCTTTCAATGATTGCGTATTTTTGATTTGAGTTTCTACTACTTGTTTCTTTGATTTAAGGTCTTGTATGAGTTGCTGTAATGCTATTAACTGCTTTTCTGCATCTTGTTTACTTTTTACTTTTTCATTATAGTTTTGTAACATTTCATTGTATGAAGCTTGTTGTAGTTTAATATCATTTTCAATACTAGAATTGTATGTAGTAAGATAAGAATCCGATACATCCTGTGCACATACTGGGCACTTCCCTGCACTTATATTAAGTTTTTGTTTTTCTAGATTTTTTATACTAGATTGTATATCAACTAGTTTAGAGTTATATTCTTTACATTCTTTATCTAACGTAGTTATCAAACTACGAAGTGTATCGCTTTCTTTGTCAAATTCGATTTTATCGATTTCATTATTGATTTCAGAAATTTGTTCTTTTAATGTTGCTTCTTGGTTATCTAGTTTTTCAATACTAAGTTTTTCTTCTTCTAATTGAGTATTCAAAGATTGAAGTGTGTGTGAGTTTTTCTTAATCGATTCTTCTATAGAAGCTAACTGTGTTTTGTAATCTTTCAGCTTTGCAATAAGTGTTTTTATACTTTCTGCTTCTTTTATCTTTCCTTCTAATTCTTCAATATTTTTTTGTACTGTTGATATCTCTGATTCAATGTTTTGGTATTGTGTTAACTCTTTTTCTAGTTCGGTTTTCTGATTAATATAAGATGATATGATTTCATCCTTACTTTTTCTTTCATATTGTAGCGATTTAATCTTACTATTACTAAGTTTAAATGAATTTCTCCATACATCAAGATTTAATATCTTGTCTATGTATTGCCTACGTATACTAGGTTCAACATTGATAAACTTGTCAAGTTTTCCTTGTTCAAAGAAAACAGAAGAAGTAAACATTGCATAATCCATATGTAATAAAGCATTAAGTATATCTTGCGTATTTGTTATAGACTTTTCACTAATGCTAACATCATTCTGATATAATTTCAAATAAGATTGCTTTTTTTCTCTACCCCTAGTTACTGTTATTATATTACCTCTGCTATCTACGAATTTTATTTCTACATACATTGGATCATTTTTTCCATAAACATTTGTAATTTCATCTAAAGTATTAAACTCACCCTCCCCATATAATGCATATAAAATTGAATTTACAAGTGTTGATTTACCTACACCATTACTTCTTGAAGAATCTAAATCATGTTTTCCAATTATCGCTGTAAGTCCTAAAGGAAATTCAACTTTCGTAGTATTTCTATAGGAACCAAAGTTTGAAAGTTCTATGGATAGAATATTTTGAATACTCATTGTAGTAACCCCTATATTATTTCATACATTGATTAAGATAATCTAAACCTAATGAAAGAAGAGAATTTTTATCATTATTACTTAAACTAAACTTTTGCACATCTAAACCATTGATATATTCTTCTAAAATTTCTGTGTAGTTTAAAGACTCAGAAATAGAAGTTTCTGAAATTAAAGATTCAGAAAATTTATCTACTGAGTTTACAAATCGTATATCCCCTAAAAATACTTTTCTAGATTCTAACAATTCTTTAATTGCTTTTCTATCTGCTACTTGTGTTGAAGGAATTAAAATAAAATAAACCGAATTAGGAATCAATCGAATTTTCGCAAGATATTCTACAATATTATCAACATTATCAGGAACAACAATTGATTTAAATTTTCTAATTGTATTAAAAGATTCAATAGTATATGACCCATCAGGAGACAGCAGCAAATATGATTTAATTTGATTAATGTCACTGAAATCCATACTTATAGCACTACCTGGATACATAACAATTGCGTTTTTCTTTTGATATACTTGTCCGTAGTGAATATGTCCACTTAGAATAATTGAAGTAGAATAATCAGGTGTCGTATCTACTTCAAGTACAGGTACGGAATGAGAAATAAGTGTACCTTCACTACCCCTCACACATGAGCTTTCTTGTATGTGTGTAACTATAATTTGCTTTTCAGAAACAGGATTAGCAAGAATTTCTTGCACAGAAGTTCTACATAATAAATCTTTGTCTAAAGTAGAAGTATCAATCACATAAGGTACAAATACAATACTCCAATCATGATATTTGATTGTATATTTAAGGTATTTCTGAGAATCTAGCAAATAAATATTTGGTAATTCTAAGTTATGAATATACACAAGGCTATTACTGTAAAGTGAAACATCATGATTACCTGTGATAATGTATACAGGTTTGTTTAGTGCTGACATCTTCTTCAGCCATTCAATCACTTTACTGATATTTTTAGTAGTAGGAGTTGGTGTGTGAAAGACATCACCTGTATGTATTACTAATTCTATATCATCTTTACTTGCACGGTGGTAAACTTCATCTAACACATTATAACAATCTAACTCAGAAGGGAACATATTAGTATTTGAATCGAACGAATCATTGTAAAACTTGTATCCAATATGAGTATCTCCAAATATTAAAACCATAATATCACCTTACTCCAATCTAATTTTAATTTGCATTTAGGACATTCAGTATCCCAAGGGGATAGTTCTTGCTTACAGTTACATAAATAACTATAGTTATAAAAGTCATCTTGGTAATCATTTCTAACTCTTTTATAAACTACAGGTATACATACATCTATCTGTATAGTATCTAATGAATTTTGACTTACTACTTTTTTCTTAGTAGCTTCGGGAATTGTCTTTTCTTTAGCAACATTTTCTACAATTTTCATAAAATAAGCAACACTTAATGTAGGAAGTACCCCAGATACATTAGCTATGTTATGACGTTCAATACCTTCTAGAAAAGCATCTACTCCATATTTATCTAGAAGATAGGTAATATTTTTAATTCTTTTTTCTGTTAACGTTACTGTTTTCTTGTTAGCAAAAAAATCTTTTCCGGATGGGAAAAACAGTTTTGTATAAAACTTATATACTTTCAGTCCTTGTTCAGTACCAAATTTTTCTATACAAAATGATTTAAAAGCTGATTGAATAGTTTTCATAAGCGCTATATCCAAAATATCGTACTTGTGTACGATATTTATATATCAAGAATACAAAAAAGTACTTCAAAATTTTCAAAAATCTATGTAAAATCTAATACACTCAAGCAAACAAAGAGTGCTTTTATTTACGTGCGGTATTTGATTACATCACAAGGAATTTGGTACTACAAAGTGAATTATCAGTAATTATTACTAATTATCAGTGTTTATTCTAAAATACAATATAGCAATTTTATGTGCGGTATTTGATTCCGCTAAGGTATGTATTTTTATACACTACGTGCGGTATTTGATTACCGCACAATATATATTATTATTATATATTATATTTATTACATAAATATAATATATAATTAATTATTTATTAATTATTGTTAACAATCACTCACAAGTTCGTGATTGACTTCTCTAATCTAAGAATCTTCTTAGAAAATTCATCTAGTGTGTTTCTTCTAAAAAATACTACAAATGTTCTTATATACTTAAATTTCAATTGTTTACTTCTATTTTTTATTCTGTAGTAAGAATACTCTGTACTTACAGGAGAAATCTATGACTTCAAAAGCAAAATTGCTCAATTCAAAAATCGGTATTGTACAGCTAGATGAAGAATATGTTGCTGCAAATGATTTATATAAATTCATTCGCACAACTTCAAGAGGTGTAGGTAAACCTACAATCATTGATGTTTCTCCATTTGAAAAAGCTGCTGCAAAAGTATTTACAGAAAAATATCCTGATTATAAAGTTCATTACGCACAGAAAGTTATATACAACAAAACTGATAATAGTGTAGATGTGATATTATTTTTGCAAACCCCTTTAGTACAAGAATATACGAAATTATCTTAGTTTAAATTTTAGGAGTATTTATATGCCTACTTCTATGATAAAGGAAGCAATTACCCATGATCCAAGCATTGCAGAAGTCGTGCCATTTTCCCCTTCTTTAGGAGATGGTACAGCTGCAAAGAATGCTATAGATATTTTTATTGCTAGGGTGCGAGCTTTTTTTCCTGAATATGCTAAGGAGTACCTTACATACTGCGCAAATAAATTTAGTATTGATTTATGGCAATTTTTTCAAAACTATTCAACTTTTAAAACTACCACAGTACAAGGAGATGAGATAGATATTTCTAGTTACTTACAATTTACAAAAACTATGCGTTCTGAGTTTGTAAAGTCACCTAAAAGTTTTTTAGATTATAGTAAAAAATTACTAGAATCAAGATTACCTAGTTTAATTTCTAAAATTGAATCTGGCAAGCTTGCTTTTTCTGAAAGTGAAAAACAACATGTTCTAGATTACTTGCATTCTGTTTACAAGGATTTAGAAAGGATCCGAAATGATTATCTTTCTAGAAGAAATGGTAAGAATCAATCAATGTATTATTATAAAGCTATGTTAAATGATATTAAAACTAGTGGTTCTTTTCAGAGTGTAATTGATTCAGAAATTGAAGTAGGTTCTTTAGCTTTGTATTTAAGTGAGAAAAGCGGGGAATTTGAATCCGGTGGGTATGCTAGATTTATGCTATCAGAAGAGTCGGATGAAGGGTTTAGTGATACTATACAATCTTTGAAAGAAGATAGTAAGAAAAATATTGGGAAACTCAAAATACATTATCAAGATGTAGGTATAGTAGAAGATATTTTTGATAACTATCCTTTCATAGCAGGACTAACAGGTATCACACTGGATGATGTGTTGTATGGTGTGGCAGGACTTAGAACACTAAAGAAAAAACTTATTGAAGTTATAGATAATTTAAAATCTTCATCTGAAGTAAGTAAACAAGAAATCCTAAGACAAGATAATTTAAAAGACACTCCTTCTGAAACAGATTCGTTACTAGAAGATATACTTAGTTTAGATGTTATTGATAAAGAGGAGAATACATCTCTAAATATAAATTCCCCATTAGCTAAGTATCAAAAATATCTGAAGAAATTTAAAGGTGTTGATTTCAATGAAAAAACCGTAGAACAAATACTTAATGAATTAAGAAAAGTTCGTGAACCTGCAAGAAAGCGCAAACAAGATGTAGTGAAAGTATTAGGTTGGATTAGAGGTAAAGATCCTTCTGTTAATTTAAGTGAAAATGAAGTTGAAAAAGAATCTAATTATAAAGATTTTTCAATAAGACTTGCTGCTTCAGAAATTGTGTGGGCATATTGTGAGGAAGTATCTGTAAGCGGTGATTCTGTTACATCTCTAAATAAGTATTTCTTACTTCCACAATATCATTTGCTACCTTACGATACTACAAAATCTAGTAAATTACTTGAAATAGAATACAAAGTAGCACAACAAATTTTAGATATGGAACAAGAGAGCAAATTACTTGAGCTAATGTTCAAGATACTAGAATAAAGGAGTTAATAATGGTTGATCTAAACAGCTTAAATTCTGGTGATAAGGTAGTAGAAGATTCAGATAATCCTGTCAAAACTGTGTATCAGGTTGAGAATGTTGATACTACTAACAATATAGTAGAAGTTAAAGATCCAACGACTAATGAAAAGAAAGTGCACCAGTTGGATACGTTCCAGCAGTCTTTTAACAAAGTGGAAGCTAAACAAATCTATTTGTATAAGTTTGATTCAGAGTTTAAAGAATTATTTAATCTTAAAAAAAGTTTAGAGGATTTGAGAAACATGAATCTCTTTAAAACAGGTTCTGACGAAGGTACACTTGAAAAAGAATTGCAAGAATTAGAAGCACTAGTAGGTGTGGAAACTAGCTCAAATGTTTCTGAAGATGCATCAGATGTTTCTGAGGGGTATTTTGATGATCCTGAATCCGAAAAAGTTATTGAAAACGCAGCACAAGATATAGCACAAGATATAGCACAAGATATAGAAGATGTTGTGGAAATTAGCAAAAAAGCTCCAGCATCAAAAAGCCTTATGGTGGAATCTTTAAAACAACTTAGTTCTAATTCAACAAAGTTAAATACATTAGAAATAGTCCAAAAAGCTCTACAATCTTTTTTCACATCTCTTAAAAATGATGCAACTGTTAAGTTTTTGAGTGATGAGGAAGCAAAGAAAAAATTTATTACTATCATACGTAGTTTTAGCACTCGTTTAGATCTTATGAAGCAAACACTTTTGAATATTTCAGAACGTGCTAAGCAAGATTCTGTACTACTGCAAAATAGATTAACTACAATACTAATGGAAATTCAAGAATTTGATATTGACACATGGTATAAGTTACGTGTTAGTAGTAACCCTGGGGAAAAACTACAAGCACAGAATATGAAAAATAAATTTCTTATTGCAATTACAGCGCTTACACAATTGTATAAAATAGCAGATTTAGAAAAATATCAGCTGGCAGCTACGGAAGACGGTCTTAAGTTTTTACAAACAGAACAAGAAAAGTTAGATTTAGAAAAATTTAAAAAGGAACTACTTGAAGAAGCACAAAAGAAAACTGAGGCTGCTAAAGAAAGGTATGATGAAAAAGTTAACAAGCTAAAAAATACATTAGCTGAGTTGGAAACAAAAAAGAAAGAATTAGAGAATAAATCAATAATAGATAAAAATGTATTAAAAGAGATAAAGAGTGTTGAAATTGCATATCGTAAAACTAAATACCTTCTTAATCAATTAGAAGCTTCAGGTCCACCAGTTTACACATATGATTTCTCAAAGTTACAAGTAGAAGAACCTGAAGCTTTTCGTATACCCAATAAAGGTACTATTCCAGTAATATCTAGAGATGCACTAGTTACATTAAGGAATATAGCTTTAACTGCAGTTTCAGAAAAGTTAAAAGAGATTAGTAAAGGTCAAGATGCTATCCTAGAGTTTATTGATGAAAATCTAATACCAGAAATTACATCAGCTTCAACACTTGTAAACCAATTAAGTGAAGAGATTTTAAGTATATTAAATGAGGTTATAATTAATGATAGCAAAACTATCGAGGGGGTTTCAGTTTTAATTCCACTTAAACATAGATTAAGCGAATTCAAAAGAAAACTATTTAAAACAACGGAAGAATTAGTTAAAAAATATTTACGTAATCTACCTCCTGAAGAAAGTAGAGCATTGACTGAAGATAAGGTAATTTCAAGTGTAGTCCAGTCCTATTCTGTACAAAAACTAGAAGCTATAATATTAGCATTAGATAGCTTCTTGAAAGAAAACTTTCAAGATTATACACCTCCTGAATATTTACAAACACTTCAAATGCAAAATAAAAAACGTAATTATAGAGTTTCAAAAGCTCCAGGGGATTATTTATATGAGAAAGTTTCTGAAAATCTAGATTTGATACGAGAGATTTTATCAGGTTTGAATGATAATATTAAAAGAACAATTCATGCTTTAAAAGGATATGGTACTCTTAGTGCATTGAAATTATGGGTAAGTTCTAACAACCCTCTTTCTGACTATTTGGAAGATAGTATAACTGATCTTTTGAAAGCAGTTAAAAGATTAAAAAGACTTTGGAATAAAAAAACAACAAGGGCAGGAGTATCAACTGCAAAAACACTGAAAGAACAATACAAGATAGCATTGTATGAACTAGGAGCGTTACTTACTGAGAAGTTTAGTATTGATTATCCTGAAGCTTATTTACTTGATATCTTAGATGGTGATTTAGATTTAGTTAGTGATTTCTTAGACAGAGGTTTTAAATTAGCTTCAGTTGAAACTTTAGAAGGTATAGATATATGTTATTTAGAATATAGCCCTAATTCTAATTCGCGAACTAAAGAAAAAATTTATAGTATAATACTTGTACCAAGTATGATAGGATAATATGGCAAAGGTACGACAATCACTAACACCACCTGATAATTTTAATAAGATTTTACCTCAAAGTATTTTTGTTTCTGCCTCAGCTGAAGAACAGCTAGATAAAACAGCACAAACCTTTACAGGTTTTTCCTCAATGCTACCTCCTACCGCTAATGCAGGAATTTTCTTAAATTCACCTGGTGTAATGCGAGGTCCAGCAAGAAGATTTTATCATCCAGAATTAACAACTTCTGCAATCTACTTACCAAGATCAATTAAAGAAAAGAATAGATGGAGAAGATGGTTTTTTGACCATGATGAGCTTGTTGGCGCTGTATTAGAAGTACATGCTGAATTGCCCTACAGTAAAGCAGAATTTATTTGTCCTGATAGATCTATTTTGCAGGTTATCCAAGATTGTGTAGATGAAACAAAATTATTCTCCTCACTACCTGCATTTGATTTAGAATACTTAAAAATGGGTAGTGTTTGTATTAATATGGTGTGGAGTAATGATAAAGGATACTGGACACATCTTATTGTGTTGAATCCTGATTATCTTGAAATTAAATATTCTCCTTATGTAGATCAAGAGTATAGTATTGAAATTATTCCAGATGAAGAACTAAAACGATTAGTGCATTCTTCTAAACCTGAAGATCAACCTTTAAAGAAAAAATTACCATCTGAATTGCTTAAGAGGGTATTAACTGGAAAGAATATTAGTTTAAGTACAAATGATGTGTGTTTTCTTGCTAGAAGGAGCAATCCTTATGATATATATGGTACATCTATTATTGATAGATTGTTTAGATTACTAATGTATGAAGATAAACTTAGAGAAGCGCAAATTACTATTGCTGATAACTTTATATATCCTTTGAAAGTATTTAAGTTAGGTGATCCACAGAAAGGTTGGATACCTGATGCAAGTCATATGCGTTCTCTTGCTCAAATGTTGATGCAGAGTACGTTTGATCCTAATTTTTCTTTGATTTACCATTATGGATTACAAGTAGAATTTCATACTGTTGCAGATAAAATATTACGATTAGATAGTGAGTGGGATAAAATTACAGAAAGAAAAATGATTGCATTAGGTGTATCAAAACAATTTCTAGAAGGTACAAGTACTTATGCTTCTGCGAATGTTGGTTTACAAACACAGCTTGCAAGATACAAAGCAAAACGCGACATGTTTGAAGAATATTTTATCAAACAGAAATTCTTACGCGGTTTAGCAGAAAGAAATGAATGGTATCAACGGGATAAAAGAGAACTTGTAGCAAAGTATCGAGTTAAAAGATCTAAAGAAGAAAATCAGAAAAGGTTAATTATTCCTGAATTAGTTTGGCATAAGAAGCTTGTAATGCGGGATGATCAGGCTTATTTAAGTTTTCTAAACAACGTTTATGGACAAGGCAAAGGTCCAGTTTCTGCAATTTCGTTGCTAATGGCAATGGGGATGAATCTGGAAGAAGAGTTGAAAAACAAAAAGTTAGAAAAAGAGCTAGAGGAGAAATACTTAACATTTATCAAACCGCCTGTTAAAGCTTTTTCATTTTTAGATAGAGTTAAACTTGGTAAGAAGTCTACAACTACAGATAGTAGTAGTTCTGATATTCCTGAAGTAGATGATCCTGAAAAGGATGTTTTTATTAAAGCTTCACCCGATGAATCTACAGTTATCTCTGCATCCCCAACTGATTTCATAAAAGCTGAAGCTACTGCTAAAGATTTAGAAGTTGATAATATTATCACTGATGAAGATTGGTTACTAAATCTTAAATCTACAGTTATTCCACATGAAGCAAGAATAAAACTCTCTGATTTTTACCACTTATGTTCTTCAGTTAAAAAAGCTTCTACTGATACTTCTGCTGATTTAAATAGCTTAAATAGCATGATTAAAAAAGCATTGGTTGATATATATAAACTAGGTAAATTCTTTTCTTATGAACAAACAAACACATTACCTATTTATCATGAATACTATCAAAACTGTTACACAGATTATTCTGATTTGTTAATGGAAGATGAGTTTGATAGATGGATTACAAGTGTTTACAATACTTATCATACTTCTAAAGGATTATTAGAACAAAAGTTAAAAGAGATTGCACTATCTTCTTATATCTATGGACAAGTGAATGGTTATCGTGAACAAGGTGTAGAGCATGTTAAAGTAGGAAATTGTTTGATTAAAGAAGGTAGCTTATACACATGTTCAGAGCTTTTGAGGAAGGAGTATAATCTTAGTAGTTTACTTTCTCCTAAAGGAGAAGTAGTATTACTGTATCCTTGTATATCTGGTTTTGAAGATGATACCTTGTATACTGATACACACCTTGCACCATCGTTTGATAAAGTTAGAAATTTGCATGTTGGAAAGTTTTCTGTTTTTAATATACCTGTAGAATATTCAACACAATTTAAACGAATTTTAGAAAAAGTTGGGAAGCTTTTCCAGAATAAATACTCTAAGTTTGAGTTTGTAGATGATATCATCAACTTAGAAATTTGGCAGAAGGAAACTATTGAAGATATCTTATCTAAAGTTGATTCGAAAGATATCCCTGAAGAAGGAGTTGCACTAGTTCCTTCAACTTATTCTGCATTGCTGGAAATAGAACGGAAAAAGAAAGCCGGTACTATACCATATTTTGAATTTAATGATACATTGTATTTACCGTTCTGGATAGGTACAAAACCAATATCATTTACTGAAGCTTTTTTACATCATATACCATTAGATTATACTAAATTAGGTAGTATGCTTGGAATTACAGGAAACTTTTTAGATTTAAGTAAAGAAGAAATAGATACGTATGTTTCACTTGGTTATATTGCATACAATGAAGATTTGGGTGTCTATAGTATAGCCACTATAGATTCAAGAATAAAAACTTCAAATCATAAATTATCATTTGGTTCTGTATGGGATAAAACAGGTAAACACTTAAAGAATGCTAATATTGATGAATGTGATTTGATAAAATATTACATGAAACTATACATAGATTACCCTCATTTTCTAGAAAGAGGGATGTATGAAATCTTCACAAAGTTGTCAATCGTTTGATATTTTTAATGCAGATTTGGAAAAACTTATTAAAGAGGGCCTATCTATATTAGATACTTTGTCATTACAAATTGATACTTTAGCATTTCTTCCTTCTGTAAAAGATTTAATTGAGTGTTATAATGAGATATATAAAAGTTTTACTTATCCACAGAACAATAAAGCATTTTGGTGTCAAGTTGATGCATATGTATATGGGTTGCTTAGTCTTATAACTGTGAATAGAAACTTTAGTCAGGATTTATCTATACTAGTATTTATAAATAAATTATTAGATATTACACAGAAATGTATTTCATTGTGTAATGATACAAATAACTCTGATGATAATAGTGCAACAGATAAGATGAAAGAAAATAAATCTCTAAATGATTTTCTATGATTTTAAGGTATTGAGAGATGAATAAACAAAGTTATATACAATACATGAAAGGTCATAAGAACTCTAAAGGTGAATCTGCACCTTGGGTAATTAGAGATGAAAATTCTGGTAACGTGCTTTCTTCTCATAAAACTAAAGGTGAAGCAGAAAAACATTTGAAACAAATGAAATATTTTAAATATAAAAAAAGTTCTTCAAATGATTCGCTTAAAGATTTTGTTATTTCTATGGTGTCTGAAGTTATTTCTTTATACAGAGAAAAACACTCAAAAGATTTTTTTAAGATTTGTTTTCATATCTCTAGTTTATTGTATTCGTTGCTTGAAGTTATTGAACATGAATCAAATAAGGTGGTATATAATGAGATGGAGCAGTTTTTACAACAGCTACAAAATTACATGCAAGAACCTGAAAATGAATCTAAGTATGCAGATGTTCACCAGTTGGGTCTATTTTTATATGAAAATCTAATAGCTTTAGATATGTCACACATTTCTCAAATCAAGAAAATCTTTATTGATTTATTTGAATCATTAGATATTCTTAAGACAATCTCTAATACAAATGTTAAAGTTAGTTATCATGTGAAAGATAAATCTACTGTACTGTTATATCTCCAAGAGTTAATAGATAAATCATTTCATTTAGAAGATTTTTTACAAGGTGCTACTTCATCAGATTTGTTATTAGTAGATAATCTCAATGTTCAGATAAGAGAAATACTTTTAAACATGGTAACATATTTTCTAAATCTTTCAGATGAAACTATAGTACAAAGTGAAAGCAACTATTTACAATCATTTTTGTATACAACTGACATTTTACTAGATTTGTTTTTAAATTTTGAATATTTAGATAAAGATATACCTGTGCTTATACAAACATGGCTCAAGCAACTACAATACTTTTCTTCTAAGTTTAATCTTCCAAATATTGAAACTAATATTAATAATTTTACTCAAATATGGCTAAAACTAGAACGAATCAATAAACAACATACATTTTATTCTTTTTCTTAAATTGTTCCCTTAATTTTCTATTGTTTAAAACAATAAAGTATATAATGGAGTGAAGTAGCATGGATAAAGAATCTCTTCAACTAAATAGCTCAACTGTTGTATCATTTGTTAATTTTAACTCTAAAACAAAAGAGAAAATCGCCTCAAACATAAAAACAAAATCTAGTCAATTGCTATTATCTCCTATTGTAGAAGATTACATATATGGTACAACCAGAGCGCTTGATGCAGGAGATTACTACGCAAAGTATGGTTCTGGATTATGGGAACATGCAATTAATAAAAATGGTGATTACTTTGATATTACTGAACTTGAAGATATTGACACAGACTTAAATTTACCAAGGTACTTAACGTATAGAAAAGCGCATGTGTATCAAAATCATGATACACGAAATTTAGAATCAGCTATAGGAGTTGTATTCGATGCAGTCCTTATAAAAGATAAGTATGATGATATGCATGTAACAACACTTTTTGGAGTAGATAAGAAAAAAGCTCCAAATGTTGCTAGGATGCTTGAAACTTATCCAAATAGAGTACCTGTATCAATGGGTTGTTCTATCAAGTATAGTATTTGTACATCTTGTGGCCATGTTGTAAATTCGCCCACTAATCTTTGTGATTGCTTACGCTATAACAGAGGAGGCCGTGTTAAAGGTAAGCGAGTTGCAGAACTTTTAAAAGGTGTTAGCTTTTATGATTTATCTATCGTTACTACACCTGCTTGTCCTACAGCATATGTTGTAGATGCTGTTTCAAAAATTGTTCCTGGACAGATTTTAAAAGTTGCTGCTCAAACTAGTGAAGGTCAGGAATTATTATCACTTGTGAACTCATTGTATCATTTGATACGAAATGCATCAACTTTGGAACATAAGAAAGATCTTAATTATAAGTTTGATATTTTGTTAGAAACACTGAAAAATTTATCTGTTTAGACTAGTAAAAGATTTTGAAATAAGGGGCTAACTAGTATGAAAAAATTTGGTGCAGATGAGAAACCTGAAACCACTCTAGAAAAAGTTCTTGATGTATTATCTTATGCAGCTGATAAGGTGGATCAGAACACTGATGCACTTTCTAAAAAATTTGATGAATTTAAGCTGCCGAAAGATAAGGTTAAATCCGATCTGGAGAGTATTGGTCTAAGTTTAAGAAACATTTCTTTTTCGTTAGATCCTCCGAAAAGCCCCCTTACTCAGCAAGAGCTTTCCGCTGAAGTATACCATCACAAATATGGACAAATTTCTATAAAAATCGGAAAAGTTACTGATGTTTTGAAACCTGGTGTACTTCATACAATAATTCAAACAATTAAAGCTGTGCATGAAATTACAAGAGCTAAGCTAACAGACGTAAACGAGGAGTATGGACGTCAGCTTCGTACAATAGGTGTAACATCTATAGATCCAGGTTATGCTACAAAATTACAGTTGCAAGTTGTACTTGTATTAACAACTAGTAAAGGTAGTAAACCTATAACATTAGGAACGAAAACAATACCTTTAGGTGATATCCTAGATTTGATTAGTGAAGATGCATACAATAAACTTCTTAAACAGATTAATAGTTCTCAATTATCCAAACAGGATGTTACAAAAGAGTTTGAAGACTTGATACCTGACTCATCTGAGTTGAAACCACTTGATGTATCTTCTATTGATATGTACTTGGATGCAGATTCTGATAAGAATGTGTATTTAGTAAGCGGTGCTAATAAGTATTGGTTAGCAAATCTAAATGATTTAAAAATTTATTCAGATAAGACATTGCATAACATTGAAAAAGCTATTATTAAGTTTGCTGATACTGTTCATGTAGACCCGGAATTGCTAACATATACATTCAGTGCTGTTAATTATGGTAATCTTGTTTTAGATGTGTTTTTGAATTTTGAAATCAATAAACTAAAAAAAGATACAGATTTAGTCTTAGAAACAAAAGATATTGGAAGACCTGTAGCACTTGGTTCCTTTCGGTATATTGTAAAAAAGAGTTTGCGCGAAAAACTGGAAAATCTTATACGTGCGCTGTTAGACAGAGATCTTGGAAAAGCTATAGATATTGTAGGTGGTAAACCTAACGTAACAAAACGCAATTTGTATTTTGATTTTTCAGAGGGGTATTTATTTGTTAATTATGCTGATAATTCATTAGAGTATGGTTCAATAAATATAGGTCCTGTTGTAGATTATTTTACTACAGAAGGTCACAAGCTTCTTGCAAGTTTATTACTTAATGCATCAAATGAGGTAGGATTACATTTGAGTTTTTCAAGCAACACTGAACATCAATCTTTGATGAAAAATGGTTTTATCTTGATTTATGTAGAAGCATATCTAGCTTCTTTACCTAATTTAGGTGTAAGTGAAGATAAGGAATGGGACATTGAAAACTCACCTAGTTATAGAGAACAGCATCCTGAGAGAACCTTTAATCCAAATTATGATGTAATACCTGAAAAATCCCCTTATTATGGTAAATCGCCAACATATAGTGTGTTCTTTGTAGAAATAAGTAAAGGTAAAGAACACTTGGTGCATATTTATCATATTCAGAAATTAGGTCCAGGACAAGTAAAACAGTTCCAACTAGCAAATCAACTTGTTGATACATCTACAATTCCGGATAATGGTACAAAACAATCTGTATATGCTAACAATGCTCCACTTATTAGTTATCTTAATATTGAGAAAATAAAAAATGCAGTTGAAGCAAAAGGTAAGAAATTAGTTAATGTTAAGTATCGGAGAAATCTTAGTAAAGACTAAGTAGCATACAAGTTAAGCATGAATTCAATGTATACTAAAACAGGTGGTGTAGGTACAGATATATTTATCTATAAGAATGTACCAGGTTCTCATGTTGGACAAGGGTATACAGTTGAAATATTTGAAAATGGTGTTAAAATTGAATCAGTTGTTACTAAGACGAAGGCTGAAGCATACAAGTACATCAAGGATTATAAAGATTTCTATCATACTAACAGAGCTTTTCAAAACCAACTTGGTGTACATGTTACATTTAAAACTAAGAAAGAACGAGGTGAAACAGCAATGATCGAATTAGATTCTATCTTGTATAAAAAAGCACAAGAAATTGAGAGGTTGCTGCATAAACTAGCAAATCCTGTTGCCCCTGTAAAACGGTTTGCATCCGATGCAATTCGAAGTGATATTGTACCTATACCTACATCTGGTTCAGAAGAAACAGGAAAAGAAGAAGACGAAATTGTAGATGATATGTTTAACTCTTTACAAGAATACTTTCAATCTACTAAAGATCCAGAAGCAACTCAGTATAACAAAGTGAAAGAATGGTTAGCAAAAGTTAAGAAAGATATAGAAGCTTCTAAGCGTATGGGTGTAGAGTATGATCTAGAATCTATTGCAGATAAACTCAAGAAAAAGTTCACTCCGGATACACTAGGATATGATATTGTTACAAAACGTGCATATACTGAAGAGAAATTACAACCTGAACCGCAAAGTCCTGTTGATGTAGGTTCTGATTCAAAAGTTCACGATTTAGATAATCTAGTAGAATATACTAATAAACTCAGGGATACATCATTGTCAATGGAGAATTTAAATGAGGTGATTGATAATAATTTAAGTGATAACTATCGTACTTATGTAGAAAAAATATTAAGTAATAACTCGGATAAAACAACTTCCGAATCAATATTACAAGATGCATTGAAAGAAAAACCTAAAGTAGCAGTTAGTTACTATACATTGCGATTAGCAGATCCATATCTTTCTAGGGTAGCTACTTCAGGGAAATTGTTTTATGAGTGGTACGCACCTTTCAAGAGAAGAGGTATGTCTAAAGATGTAGGGTTTGTAAAGTGGGTTGAACTGAATAATTTACAAGATTTAGATTTTGTGAAAGATATTTGGACCTATATTAAAACTGTTGACCCCGTTAATAATATTAAGATAGGGTCTGCACAAACTATATTTGAAACATATTTTTTGGAAGGATTATTAAAACTTGCTTATGTGAAAACTAGTGAAATTTCTGATACACAGTTTTTAGAAGCGGCTAAAACTCAGTTTAATAACGATGTAGATACTCTCTTAGCGAAAGCATTAGAGTTTGCAAAAAGCCACGGACCCCAGCTTGAATCTGGTGGTAATGTAAGTGCTGTTGAATCTGATATAAAAGAGTATATTACTCAGGATACAGAGTTTACAGGTTCTCTTTCGATTCTTTTAGAGGATTTTATCAAATATGGAATACTGCATTCTTGTAGCAAGTTTTTATTGTCTGATTCAATAATTGCTAAGCTTAAGGAACAAAAAATCCGTACAAGTGAAGGTGTGTTAAAGTTTCTCATATCTAATTATGGTTCATTTAAAATCAAAAGTACAGGTGGTATAGAAGATTTTGGAAACATTTTAACACGTATATTAGAAGAAAAGAAACAGTCTTCTCTTCCTAATTTAACTACTAAAGGAGAGAGGATAATTTTCAATACATTTTTAACATATATCTCAAATCAATCACATCGTAAAATTAATGCTTTAAATTTATCACTTAAAGATGTGATTTCCGATAATTCTTACAAAAAAGAAATACAAAAAATTATAGAATCTGATGTAGTGCCTTTGCTCTCTAAAACTGGTGCAGTTGTAGTGAAACCTGATGGTACTGTTATTGTAGATAATGAAAAAGGTAGTGTAGTTGAGGAACCTAAGAATTCTGAAAACAAAGCAAATAATCAGGATGTGTTAGAAGTTGAAAACAATGAATCAAATAGCAAAGAATCACCTTTTGAATTTCTGAATAACGATAATGCTACATCAACTACTTCAAATACATTTGAAAAAGAAGAATCAGGTGCAACAAAATCTAACCAAGAAACAGAAGAGCTAAGTCAGGAAAAAGAGATTAAACCTAAAGAAAAAGCAGACCAGGTAGCAAAGAAAAAGTCTGATACTATATTATTAGACATACTGTGGATGTGATTTTTGGTTTAATTCAACTATGTTAGAGCAACTTTGTGATTTGGAAAATAGCAGCGTTTTCATTACATACTTCAAGTCTTCGCTAAGTAGTATGTAATTGGTTGCCAATATAGGTACTACACAGTTTTCTAACTCTTCATTTTGTTGTTTCAAATACAACAATTTAAACAAATTGCTATCTACTCTAGAAGTTACTAAGTAAGAACTAGGAATATAAGAAGATAGTGCAAATTTTTTAATATTTTTGATTTCATATTGCTTGATTGTTCTACTGATAATATTCAATGCTGTTATAAGTAAACTGTGTTTTGTATATGGATGTTGCATAACATGGAAAATATTCTCTTTAAGAAATACATTGTTAGATAATGGTAAGTATTTTCTAGCTGTGATTAGTTTTTTCGCAATTGTTAGAGCACATTCTTTCTCATCTTTTATAGGCCAAGGGTCACCTTCTTTACAATTTTCAAATCCGAATAACACTATTGCTTCATGATTTAATTTCTTAGTAGTCATAGGGGCAATTCCTAAACAAAACCAAATCTCATCAATTGCTTTTGGTAATTGTAATGTTTGTTCTAGTAAATCAACATTAAAACATGATTGTACAACTGTTTGTAAACTAGTAACTTCATTAGCTTTGTCTTGTAATACTTCAAACTTTGTATTCATATGTGATTTCCTCCTTGTAACTAAAACATAATAGCACAACTAAAAATAGTTAACTCCTTATTATTAATATATTAAGATCAATTGAATTAACTAACTCCATTAAAAATAAATTTAGAATTCACTTAACTTTTCAATTTCTTTTTCTATAGTTTTGTATGATTTAGAATATTATTAATTCATGTGTAGTGTAAGGTACATAAATGCCGGAAACTATTGATAGTGCTGAAGGTTTAGATATTGGTATCGATCCTGTAGATTCAGGTATTTTTCTAGAAGATGTAGCAGGAGTTGATACTGCAGATTCTCATGAGATACCAAACTTACATGATGTTACACCTTTAGGTGAAGGTGGGTTAGATCTAGGTTTAGATGCGGAGGGTGAACCTGGTAGACCACCAAAACAACAACCAACTAAACCGCCTACTCCAGAAGAGGAATTATTAAATAGAGGTACACGTACATTAACTAAAGATTTAAAAGATATTTTGTATGACATGTATTTAGATGAACCAGAGAAACTTACATCTGAAACAACACCTGTTACTGAAAATAAAGTACCTATATTTACAAGATCATCTGCAGAAAATTCTAACTCTGATTTCTTAGATGCTTTTATTGATAAAGCACCTATAGATAAAATATTAGAAGCTTTAGTTGCAAGAGGATGGGACATTGATATACTCTTACAAGATTATATCAAGTCTCGCAAAGAAGATGAAATAAGAAAATATTTCAAAAATCTTTTAAAAACTGCTCAAACTGTTGTATTAACAGATTTAAACAATCATAATCTTTTTTTAAGGAGAGGTAGAATGAAAGTAAAAATTCAAGATGGTACTATCTATCCAGCTGATAATTCTGCAATACATGTTGCAGATAATATCAGAAAATCTATTTACAAAACTAAATCTGCATTTCGTAAACTTGCTGAAATGAAAATTCAGCACCATTATTTTAAGAAAGCAGCGGATGTAGATTTAGAAATGCCTGGAGAAGACAATCCAGGTGTAGAAAAGTTTTTAGATGCACCTAAACCTTCAGATTCTGACATCTCAAAACAGCTTGAGGAAGTAAAGGAACTGTTAAATGAAGTTCTTGATGCTGTATCAGAAGGTGTTAAATTCCGTGACCAGAATGAGCCTAATCTTTCTGTTGATGAGCTCGGTGAACTCGATTCTGCAATTTCAGAAGGAAATAAATTTCTGGAAGAAGGGAAAAACACCTTAGAAGTAGAAGAGAAAGGTAAAGGCAAAGGCAAGGGTAAAGAAGAGAAAGAAGAGAAAGAGGAGAAAGAAGAGAAAGAGGAGAAAGCTGAAAAAGAAGAAGCAAGCAGCAAAGAACGAAATGAGAGAAAAGCTCAGATACTTGAAACACTTAAAGCTCGTATAGCTGAATTGAAGAAGCAGAAATCTGCACAGTTGTATGGTTCTTGGAAAGATTTGTGTACACAGAAGCAGGATACATCTTTGAATAACAAAACTGTACCAAATCCTAAAGGTAAAGGAGATAATTTGCCTGCAGATAATAGCCCTATATCTCAGGGAGAAAGGACAGATATCTCAGCTTTCAAAGCAAAATTTCCAAAACCAAAAATTGCAAGTGAGCAGCTTAAAATTTCTGAAGAATCAGTTAGCATTAACAAAGCTTCTGAAGCTGTTTCAAGGGCTGTAAAGGCAGCATTAACAAAAGCAAAACTTGCAACATCTCTTGCTGCACAGCAGCAGTTGAAAGGGTTGATTGATAACCCTTTAAAAACTGCATTGGTTGAAGAAATGTGTAGCACACTTGGAATTTCAGAAGACGTTGCTGATGCTGTTGTTCATAATGCTTACATCAAAGGGTATGAAGCTGCTCAAACTAATGTGATAAAAGAAGCATTTGACTTCTTATATCATCAAGATATTGATAAGTTTAGCGACATACTGAAGTTTGTACGCGCTTATGATGGATCGCAGGATACTTCAAAGTTTGCACAGAATCGTGAAAACTTTATGAAAAAAGATGCATCTGAAAGGGGAGTTGGTACACCAAGGACTGATGTTAAAACAGCATCTGCTCCTCTAAGATCAACCCCAACTGAATCTTCAAAAGATGAAACTAGAAAAGTGTACGCAGATTTCTGGCGTGCATACCAAATGGAAACTTTTAAGAAGTAATTTAATTAAGGAGGATGAATATGATATCAAATATGCTCCCACCTATTGGACGTAGTGGTATTCCTAATACTGTACGTCGTTTAGCAGGTGGAGAAACACCTGGTTGGAGAGATGTTGATCCAGCAACTGATTTCATGGCAGGTATGGTCGCTGCTTTGAAAATGTCTGGAAATAAGGTTGTTGTTACTAAAGCTGATGCTGGGTCTTCCATGCCTGTTATAGGTTTGTTTTACTGCCACAAGACTACATGGTTTTACAGACCGATTGTTAATGCTGAAGTAACTTTTGATGCAAGTAACAAGGTTTACTTGAAACCATATGTAGTTGCAAGCTCATTTGTTGTTAAAAATGCGTCTGGAACAGTTATTCCGCAGAAGAATACTACTACTAATAGTGATAACTATACACTGGATGCAGAAAATGGTGTACTTACAAGAGTAGATACTAGTGGGGTTCCTGCAACAGTTTATGTAAGCTATCGCTACAAAGATCCAAATCTTGCAGGAATTGACCAGACTATGAGTGGTAAAGTAAGTGTCCTGGAAGGAAATGGTGAAATTGCAACTTTAGTGTATGATACTGCAGCAGCTTGGACACTTGGTGCTGTAGTTACGGTTAATGCTGATGGTTTGTTAACTGTCGGTGGTGCAGGTCAGACTGTAGGAATTTGCACAAAGCCACCTACGGTAGATGATCCTGAATTACATATTAAGATGAGATTATAATAGGAGGTGGTGATAATGTGGGCTGACAATATGAAACCTAAAAAAGTTGCTAGTGTATATCCAGAACAGCTTACTAACCCAAAAGCATTTGGTGGGTTTAAGAGCAATGGAAAAGAAGTTGATAGTAAAGAAGATATGTTCAACTCAAAAGGTGAGATGAATGCATATAGTTTCAAAGATGCTATGGAAAACTTGGACAAGTTTGGTCGTCTGAGAAGCAAATATGCAGCAAAATCTCCTTATACATATGAAGATAAGCAGCGAATACTTTCGTATGCTTTTGAGTCAGGTCCTGAAGAAAGATTAAAATTTGGTGCTGAAATGGTACCACTGATTCTTGAAAGACTTGACTATCAAGGATTCTCCCGTCAGGTTCTCTATACACATGAGCTTGCTCAGGGTCAGATTAACTGCTACGAAAAAGATATTAATGTTGCTGCTCTTGTGATACAGGAAGACGGTTACACAATTGAAACTAAAGTGAAGGGCGATCGTGTGTTCCCATATGAGTTCTTAGTAACCTCAATGCCGAAAGTCACATTATCTGAAGTGTACCAGAGGCAGTTTGATATCATCGATCGTATTCACAACAAAACATTATACCAGATAATGTTGAAAGAAGACCGTGCAGCTATTCGTGAGCTATACCAGGCAAGCACAATTGAAAACTCCCCGCTTTACTTAACTGGTGGTCTTGGTAAAGAATCTCTTGAAAATCTGCAGCACGAAGTTGAAAGACATCGTTTGCAGGTTGAAAAGTTTATCATGAATCGTCAGGAATTTGGGGACTTGAAGAAAGCAATGAATGCCATGGATTTTGATCCAATGTCTTCAAGAGATCTTCTCTTGACAGGTATTTTTGGGTCAATCTGGGGCATCGATATTTTTGTAACTGCAGGTGTCGATGAAAGAGGTTTGGAAAATGTTTCTGTACCTCCTGGAGTTGTATTTGCAGTAACTGGTGGTCGTACGCTCGGTGTAATGCCGATTCGTATCAACTTACAGGTTCTGCCAGCAGATCAGTTTGTATTCGGTAAACCAGAATATGCGTGGTTGTTCTTAGAACAGATTTCAATGGCTATTCTGAACCCACGGTCAGTTGCAGTTGCTATTAAGAGCAGTGCAACATTACCTGCATGGTTGACAGACTAATTTCTTCTGCAAGGGTTAGTTAATAAATTTGAAAGCCTAGTAGAATATTTCTACTAGGCTTTCTTAAGTTTTGTAGAAAATCTCTTATATTTGATATATGATTATACAACATGAATTTAAATAAAAGAGGTGTGTTATGCAACCAAATTTACAAGAAGATTTACTTCAAAAACTACAGAAACAGGAAGCTTTGCTTAAACAAAAACTACAAACTGGGGATATTTCTCCTGAAAGCTTAGCTAATAGTTTAGATGATGAGTTCATTAGCAAAGAAGATATTTCAATACCAGCTGAAGCTCCTCAGAGAGTTCAAGCACCAACACCCGCAGAGCAACCTGCAGAATCTATCAACATTGTTAAACAGAAAATAGATGCAGCATTAGAATCGGCTGCGATAGCTGAAGTAGCTAGTGGTTCAGTAGCAAAACATCCGTCGACTACTGCTTCTACTCCCTATCATGATGAATATGGTCAAGAGACTTTTTATGTGAAAAATCTTACAAATGGTCATGTGATAGTACCAGGTATTGGTATAGACTCTATACCAAAAGGGTCTGTTGTTGACTTATTAGAGTATACAGATTTACAAACACTTAAAAGTTCTCACTTTCTTAGGAAAGCATTATCTCCAAACAATGGCAAGGTTTTATTAAAGCGCCTTACAGTAGAGCAGTATCAAAAAGAGAAACGCTTGAAAGATTTAACACAAGCTAAACTTGATCAGTTGCGAAAAGAGCAATACATAGAAGAAGTTAAATCTAAAACTAATACACAAGTTTCTCAAATTCGTCCTGCTATACTTGCAAAAGTAGAAAAACTAGCTTTAGGTTCTAAACCTGAAACAAAAAATCAGGGCATCTCCCCTCTAGAATTTTTAGAGTGGATGGAGAGTGAATCTTTTACAATGGATGAACTTGATCACATTATAGGTTCAGTACAGGATAAAGACATCAAAATGTATGCTATTCAGCGTAAGCAACTTCTATAATTCATTGATTAGATAGGTGCTGTATATGATAAGGTTGTTAGATATTGCTTCTAAAACTACAGATAATGTTATATTTAAAAGTATTGAAGCTAACTCTATAGATAAGATGACTTATGTATTATATGATACATACCCAGAGGAAAGTGTATTAAACTTACCAGATTACATAACTTGGAGATCAAAAACGTATGAGGACTCTACATTAAATAACATTGTATTTAAAATAGACAATGCTAACTTGTTCCCTTCATATACAGCACCTTTACAAGATTATACTATTCTTTCAAACAGAGGTTTTAAAGTTGTATCATTCATGGAGTATGAGATACTACAAGCTCTACTAACCAGGATTGATTTAGTTAGAAGGAGATTACCTAATCCTGGCTCTACTATTTCTGATACAGATGGAATAGGGCAAGGTGGAGTTGTTTCATTTGCTGGTGGTTTTGATAAAAAATTTACTATTGATGAGCTTATGCAGTTTATTGAAGGAACATTAGTTGAGATAAACATACACCCCCCTGCAACAACTTTTTACTGGTATTTCACGAGCGAACAAGAAGAAACAAGTTATACTAATCCATACAATTTTTATAATGGTGTGCCGTATAAAATGTTTGATTTATTAGTTCAAGGTGCTTTAATCAGAGCACTTATTTCTTGGGGGATACTTGAGGTTGATATACATTTTAGTGCATCCGATTCTGGCTTACAAATCACTTATGATCGAGTAGGGCATGTAAAAGGGTGGCATGATACATTACTTGCAGAATATACTAAGCAAAAAGATTTAGTCAAGTGGGATTGTGTAAATTCTTATGGCATAGCTGTAGGTACAGTACCATTTGCAGCATTAGGTATTATTGGTGCAGCTACAAATATGATTCAAGAACACGGTGTATTACCAATGAATACATTAGTCGGTTTCTTCAGTAGGGGCTATACACCTCTATAATACTAGTTTTGAAAACATGAATAAATATGAAAAAATGCAAATATTGTGGTACAACTGAAAATTTAGTTGTTTCAAAAGTGGGTAATAGTAAAAATAAGCTACGAGAGCAAACTTTAAATTTATGTGAAAAATGCAGAAATGTACTAGCTAGTAAAGCTGGTTCTCATAACAGGAAAAAAGATAAAGAACTCTTAGATTTTTATTCATTGCTACAAAGTAAGTTTAAAACAGTGATCTATTTAGATCCTATCATACATGATTACTTTACTCTCCATGTTTTTGTTGTTGAAAATCTTGGTTTAAAGATCTGCATTGTAAAAGACCTTGTTCCAACATCAGAGTCGATTTCTATTTCAGTTATTTATGAGTTACTTGGTTATTACAACTCAACTAGTAAATATCTTATTTATTTCGCTACAATACCAAATTATGTATCTATTCTAGAAAGTTTACCTATTGTTTTGTATTCAAATACTAAAGCAATACTGAATGCACCACCCTCTCATATAAGTATTTAATAGATTTGTTAACTTAGAAATATTATACTGTAATCTATTATTTATATGAAATTTCATTTTTAAGAAAGAGAGGTTATAAAACTATGGCACGATATCAAGGTTTAGTACGATTTGTTTCTAGTAATAAGGCAACAGCATTAGTTAAACAGTATGATTCAGATGCTGATTATTCTGATGGCTACAAGAGAATTAGAGGTAATTTCAGTTCAGTAGACAGAAATTCAATTATTTCATATGATTACAAAAAGGATCTGAAAGTAGCATATGAAACTGAGAATGATGTAGCACTTTCGTAATGAACTATAGTTTTGTGTATAATACTATTATCTCACCTGGTGGTTAGTATATGGGTTCAAACAAGAAAAATGTAGTACATAAAAGTCTAAAAGATTACTTTGACCAGGTTTTTGATTCTGATACTACATCGTTAGTTGATGAAAGAGTTAAAAAACCTGTTAAGTTTTCACATTTTCATAAAAAAGCTGATCCAAATAAAGTTATTGATATACCTCCAGTTGATGAATACACTACTGAAACTAAGACTACACAAGATACTTCAAACAATTTGTTAGATTCAATAAACTTGAATACATCATCTCTAAGTAAAGAAGAGCTACAAAAAATATGGTCTGAGTTAATTCAGCTTAAAAATGTTGTACAAGAAATTGATTTTCAACAAAAGTTACAAAAAGTTTTAGATGAGGTAGATAGTTATATTGAAGAAAGAGTTTCAGAACTTGATAAAAAACTTGAAGACTTTATGAATCGGAATGTTCCAAAGAGAAAAGAGTATGATGCTGCAGGTGTCTATAAAGAGCATGTTAACAAAGTTGCTGAATATGTGTTAGATGATATATTAGTAGAGTTGTTTGATCAAGTACCTAAATACACGTTTGTTGGTTCTCAGGTTTCAAAACTTTATGAAGATGGCACAATCTGCAATGCGTTAATTACAGTTATTGTTTCAGTTATACATGAAGGGTATAAGTACGATTTTAAAGCTGAAGTCCCTATTTCTAATGGGGTTGCACTTGCACCCTTATACTTACAAAGAGGTTTGAAGCTAATACCTTTAACCAAAAAAGATGTTCAAGAAGAATTAGAAACAATGTCTTTTGTGAAAGTTAACCCAGAATTTGTAAGTAAACCTAATCTGTTTAGCCATACTGAAACTATGCAACATAGGCAGCAAGATCAACAAAAGATGTATCCAGTAAATACTAGTGTAAATACACAACAAACTGCTTTACCAGAAATCAATCAATGGATTACCCAACGATCTAGGAATAATGAACAATATGAGAGATAACGGTTATTTTTATACCAAAGATTTAGTG